AACCAAAACCCTTCTAACGTAAAGACCACTTGTGTCCGAATATTAGTATTAATCCAAGTTTCGACTGTTACATTCCCTGCCGTCAAAACTTTTTTTAAATTATCAATAGTGTCGGTAGATTCCAAAATGGTCCCAACTCCAGCACCTGTAATTTTCAATCGATATTTCATCATAGGTTTATATCAAACGCAGTTCCTTCATTATGCCTGCTTTTCACGTTAAGTGCACAAATCTCATCAGCTAAAACAGTACGCTCTCCCACGTATGGGAGTCTATCTTCTTTTAACGCAAGCAAGGCTTCTCGTTTCTCAACACCGAGAAGCGTGACCAAACACGTCTTTTTGTGACGGTAGCTCGGCAACCCACTTTCGTGTATCGTGATGGTAATTGTCATCGCTGTAACCAGACCCACAAATCCATCCGCTAGTCTATAACTTCTCCCAACGTGAATTGTTACACCACTCGCATTTCGATATGACATCTCTTTTAAACTCCTAGTGACCCGACCACATGTTTTCGGTAATCCGCAACCAATCGATTTCGCGTAAGCTCCACTGCTTCCATACTAACATCACAACCCAAAAAATTCCTGCAATTTTTGGCGCATGCCATCGCTACACTTCCACCACCCATAAATGGGTCCACTACTAGTTCTAATGGTTCTGTGCTGTTTAGGATTGGAATCTCCATGAGTGAAACGGGCTTCTCAGTTGAATATCCGCCTTTAATCATCGGAACAGCCCAAACATCTGGAACAGACAAACTGTTCAACCTTCGATTTTTACCCTTATCAAGCATTACGAAAAACTCATGTCGGCATCGATAATGGTAACCCATTCCTTGGTTCACTTTATCCCAAACAATTGGCTTGTAATTCTTAAAAGGGGTTTTACTGTTATCAGCATGATTCAAAATGTGGCGTAATGTCTGTCCATCGGACATTACATACGCATGACAATTCGGTTTTAGGACACGATAAATTTCATCGAGCATTTGCATCATGTATTCCTGATTAATTGTTTTGAACCACCCTGTTTGTTTCGCTTTATTGGCATTACCACCTAAACGAGTCGTAGTTCCCACATTTCGATGTTTGTCTAAAGTCCAATACGGGGGGTCAGTTAGCACCATATCCACTGAATTTTTCTTTAACGACTGTAGAAACTCTATCGCGTCTGCACATCTAAGCGTGATTTTGAAGTCGAGCATGCAGTAATAATACCACAATCAGGAGTAGTTTTGTCAAGTGTTAGTCTCTCCTAACAGTCTCCCATAGCACGAACAGGTTTCAGGGACTGTTCGTTCGATACCGCTGTATGTGGAGTTACAGTCTCCCGATATCTAGCTCCGTGGCGTGAATCTCTGTCAGACTCACTAACTTGTTTTTCTTCGGTTTAGATGGAAGCAACCAAACACGTACATTTAATGTCACTCCCGAAGAGTTGCCTGTAATTAAACGCTTTGCCGCTTTCGAACAATCCAACCGTAAAATGTATAACGAACCCAACTTGCGTTCGTAATATCTACTGGCAAAAGTGTCGGTTACTTGAAGCGAATCTTCAGGGGTTAATCCATAAATATGCCCTTGATATTCAACTGCAACATATTTATATAGCCAACTGATCCGTGAAAGGTGTACAGCAACCGTGCGCTTGTCATCATCAAACGGAATTCCTGATTTTGTACTTTTCCCGTTTTCTCGTTCCGTATACACAGACAAATGAGCAGGAAAACTTGATTTTCGCTGTAAACCACCACGAGTAGCTAATGGTTTTGAAAGTTTTTGATGTTGGTATAAGTTTACAGAATAACTAACTGCAAACAACAGCAACCAGCAACACAATCCAACACATCGAATCTTCATCGGTATCCTCCTTATAAAACTGATGTTTCAAGTTAATTATACACGTTAACAAACACAAAATCAGCGTACTTCGCGTTTCCAAATAATTTCGTAGCTAGCCTCGTCATGGCGTGATTGCACACCAGGAATGTACGGTTCTTCATGCGTAGCTCGACGGGCTGTAACCATCTCCCAACCATCTGCCCCCATCTCGTTGCATTTCATTTCCAATTCGTAATCTTCAGGAGCCGTAATCTTGTATTCGAATTTTGGGACCGTTGAACCACGCAACCCGAAAAATAGCACTAAAAAAAGAAGCATAACCCAAATCCATAAAATCCACCACTTCTTTAAGTTTTCAATCAACATGTAATCATCATACCTGCATCGGAGTAGTTTTGTCAAGATAGGTTTTGATTTTTTAATCCATACGGTATGATTCTATACCATGACTAACTGGGGCTTTAACCTTCGAACCACGATGCTTGACCGAGATGATGCGCTTTTCGAAGCACAGATGGGAGCACTTTACACCGCTAAAGGACGCGCTATCTATTATGCCGTGGGGGACGACGAATTCGATTGGTTTCCTCAATTGCAGGGCTTAGACTATCAAAAACGACTCTATCGTTGGTGCAACGCGCACGGAGTTCAAGTCATTCATCCTATTGTGGATAGTAATGTAGGAGTAGAAAACGCAGTAAGTTCTTCAATTTGGAGTCAATATTTAAGCGACAGAGACAACTATGCTGTCATGGCTCGAAAGGATTTGATTTCAGCGATTATCCGCACAAAGCATAAAAACGGATGGGATTGGCTACTACAAGATTGTACTAAAACTAAATCGACGTTTACAGGAATCTCGTTTAAAGGCGCAATTGGAGTTGACCTAATGGCCTTCCATACCGATGCATGGACGAATCTTTCCGTTCCAATGAATTGGGCAAGATTGACTCCAGCAGGAAAGGCTAAAATTGAAAGGCTCGGCCCAATTGCACCAGGTAATCCGTTTGTAGAGTTTAAACAAGCGGCTGAACTGATTCTTGGAACATCAATCATTGGTAACGGATGTTTTGTTTACGATGAAGGCAATGGTCCACGAGTTACCAGCATGTACGGATCAATCACCGATACCGTTTTAGAATTCGGCGTTCGAAAAACAGTAAGTAATCCTGTTGCATCGTTACGTAACATTTTCACTATGATTCGAAACGCAAACGTAACAAGAGCATTGCTTCATACACCCATTGACCCAAGCCTTGCATGGTATTGGAAGAATTTGAACGGAACCGCGCCACTTTGGAGTGATTCGGGTTACGCCGCATCTGGCGGAAACAATGTGTACACTTGTTGGCCTGTTCAATCAATGCGAACAGTGATTTTGCAAGAAATGGCGAAGTAGCTAAATTGCTTCATACACAACCATATAATTTTCGCTGTTGTCATCCACGCGAATCACGTTTGTAATTCGATATGCGCGATATTCCGAATCATCCAACTTTAATTCCGTCAGCAAACGAAAACACACTTCAACATCACCAATAGAATTGTTTTCTATCAACAACACAGGTTTATAGTTAAGCAAAAGCGACGGCATCCCGTGAATTACAAACGCTTCAAACCCTTCTACATCAATTTTAACATAGACACGTTTGTGATCTAAATCAATTTTTGATACAACTTCATCAAGCCGCAACATCGCACACGTAGTAATAGAATGCGGATATATCAAACTCTCCGGATTAGTACCCGCAGGTAGAATATGGCTCTGAGCTTGGTTCCCGTGAACTTGCACAATCGCTAAAGTTTCATTCACATTTCCAATCGCATTATTAAATGCCGTAATACGGCAATTCGGATACATAAGATTCAACGTTCGAATATTTGCAGTTAAAATTTCAAACAATTCCTTAATCGGTTCGAACGCATAAATCTCGATATACGGAAAAGCATGACACATAAAAACGCTGAACGTTCCAATATTGGCTCCAATGTCAAAAAGAACGCCTTGTTGATTATCGCACTCCTGCCGTACTTTATTTCGAAACCAGTGCAGAAACTTCTGTTCGTGCATTTGACCTGTATCTACCATGTGTTGACCAACCAGATTTAGAATCGGGTTGTCTAGCCCAACAATCATTGCACTTTTTCCGATTACGGCGTCATTAATTTTTGCGATCTGCACGGAACCCACTCCCCCCAAAATGAACTTCTGCCATTTCGATTGCGGAATAACATGGACCTATTTCCGTTCCAGCATCGTTTTCCCATTGATAGCGAACCCCTGAACTTCCTCGATATTCATACAAAGTGTACAATTCACAGTCCAACCAACGAGAAACGCAACGACGTTTTCCGTCCAATTTGAAAAACACTTTCAACCAAGTTTTTAACAAGATAGTTCCCCCTCTCTACTGATGATATGAAACCGATTATCAAAATGCCTCGATAAAATCAGTTTCACATCTTCCCAAGATAAACCCCCTAACCCACAACCGGGCCTAGGAAGCAAAATTTTCCAATCTTTGCTATCCTCTTCTTCTAATAGCATCTTTGTTCGAATTGCTGAATCAACTATATATTTGTATCTCGATGGTTGTTTCCAATGATGTTTCGTTTGAAATGTCAGGATATACGGCACCACCTCTTTTATGAGTGAAGTGCTGGTACCTTTTTGAGTCATGCGCATCCCCAACATTTCAGGTAACCACGGATATCGATCTGCGAACTCAAGCGCAATCCCTGCGCCCATGACTAGACGCCCATTCGTTTTGACTTCACCATTTGTGGTACAACCGATGACTTGATATTTCCCAGTTTGTGCTTCTTTCCAGAAGTCTCCGATGATTTCAACCATCTTAATCTTCTTGCGTGTATTCGATTCGCTGGGCTGGAGTCATAAGCGTAAGATTGCTTAACTTCAAATTGGTGCGATCACCATCTTTGAATACAATCTGCTTAGTATCCTTAATTACTCCGTAAAAGCACTCCCAAATAAATCGATGTGGCAGAAACTGCTTACGTTGGTAGTTAACTCCATACGTACCACGAGTTAATTCCACCTTCGCGCCAATTTTAAGCAATCGCGCTCGATTGTGGTGTACAGATGCAATGCGGCCTTTATCGGAACCATAAAATTCCTTATAGACCGGATGTGGTTGCCATGTTTCATTCTTAATAGAAAACTTAGAAAGAAACATTTGTACATTAGTTTTAATCTTCACTTGTCTCAATGTGATGATCTCCTTTTGACTCTAATTGATGTTGTATTTGACGATCCAATGCCGTCATACACAAAATGGCTTCATTGATAGTTATCGTTGGTGTAAAGCTAACAGATGTACGGAAACTCTGCGTCTCAAGAGTAACGTCTAGTTGCCATTGCTTATCACAATGAATCACGATGGCTTCTACCCCTAAATCCGATAGCTTTTTCAAAAACTCTAAAGTTTCAGCATTAGCTTGCCGAACATTAAATGGCAGTTCAATTGGTAATAATTCTCGACTATCCATTGTTCTTTTGAAATTGATCCTCCCAAAAAGCTGTAATAAATCCGCGCAAAACTAAAATTAGCACAAACATCCCAAAACGTCCACTAAATGTTTGAATTATCAAAGATGCCCGGTCGTAGATAAAACAAGCGGCGACACCTGCAACAATAAACAAAATCCATTCCGTTAACCTTTTCATCTCTAGATGCACCTCAGTACCGCAATGGTCTGTAGCCAAATAAACGTGAAAAGCAAGACCTGGTACCCGGCAATCTGCACCGTCTCGTCGTTTATAACCGAATTCCACATCGCCTTAAACACGATCAGGCTCAGTAACGTGGCATAGAAGCTGAAACAAGTGTCACACTTCAAAACTCGAACCCACTTTGGAATCGGTTTTCCTAGTTTGTAAGCCGGAACTGCGAACTTTTCATCCACCCAATCCCTGGTATTTTGAAAAATCTGTGATCGCACCACTAAATAGGTTACGATGACACCAAAGCTAACCAGTATCAAATCAGCAGTAACGTTCATGACATCTCCGTGATACTGTATGACACCTTACGAGTGTTGCCCCATTTACGATAATCAATAGGCTGTTCAGTTCGATCAATTCTAGATTTCACGTATCGCAACGGAATGGAAACTTCTTCAATAAAACCGTCAATGGGAACAAACAGCCTTACAGTCCGCTCCGCTTCATCAATTAGCGCATGATACTCCATAGTCTCATATGCTATCAAACGTTTTTCCCGTTGATAATTAACCTTCTTAACGCATGCAGTCTCAGTTGATATTATCGCTAAATCACGCTTCAAAGTCACCGTTGCAGGAATCAAGTGATCGCGATAAAAATCGTATCCATACTTTGTCTGTGGCATCTTTACTAATTATACCGTCCCAGAAGTAGTTTTGGCAATGTTTGAACGTTCAACTACTTTATGTACCGTTGGTCGAATTACTCGTGGCTTATCCTTCCCCTTCGTGTAAGACTCAATCCAAATAGTGCGATGTTTACCTTCAGACGGATACCATTGTTGTCGATAATGACCTGTTACGTCAAATTGAACTTGCAATGTGTTTCCACTTCCAACCTCGCGCAACACATAAGCCGCTTTCTCTCTAAGTGCCTCTTTATCATACACAAGTTTACGTAAGCATACTACGTTAACCGGGTTTCTACGGTAGCTTTTTTGCGTCTTGTTATCAATACCTTTTGCTCGTGCAGGAGTAAGCAAGAATTTCTTAGTATCACACTCTAACGGAGTCTTTGCATACGCTTCGAGCATCGTCGCCCAAGTGAAATAGAACTTTGAAAACTGATCTTCTCTCAAAAAGTAGATGTTGTAGTTTTCAATACCGTGTGATAAGTTATCCCAATTGAAATCCTTTGACACATAAAGCATAGTAAGCAATTGAGCTTCATACCTAATCATCCCGACGCAATTCATAACACCTAGCTCAGAGTTATGCACAGATTGAAGAACATCAAAGAAATGGATAGCTCCCGGAGAAGTGATTGTTCGTGCCATACGTTTATACACTTCGGACGCTTCTACTCCACTATTCCAAACCGAACCTTGAATCAGAGATTCTTCGGACCAGTAGTAAACAGGAAAAGATTCAACTTTTGACATGAGATTCGAACTAACGCCTACAACCTTATCATAGAGCGGCATGTATTCCCGTCCTTTCCCATCAGGATTTGAGACAAAAACACGGTCCGGAATCGGTTGCTTCATGTAGTATTGCACCATACGGTGCGCGTGAACCATTCTTCGTCCAGTCATAAGTCAACTATACCACACTCGAAGTAGTTTTGTCAAGAGGTTGAGTCCGTTCCGCCCAGTAAATCCTGGCTTCGCTGTTCGACTACAGTCGACATGAACTCCTTTTTACAAGCTTCCGCTAAATTTACATAGTAGTCATAAGTGGAAGCACAAACACAGAAATCCATAGGACCCGCTACACGACCCCAGGTTTTACGCTTATACTCAAGCGTCTCCCAATGAACCACATCACCCTCATAAAAACAATCTTGTGGCGTCCGGAAGTCGGCCTTCACTAAATAGATAACGGCCTTAGCCTGTGAATCGTTGGCACAGGTGAATCGAAACGAATACGTATCATAACACATAACTTGTCTATTGCTATTATAGCATACATAGAGTAGTTTTGTCAACCCTTACAACCGCAATCGGGGTCTTTTTTGTTTTTTTGGGATTTCGTAGCCGAAACTTGCTTTTCAGCAAGATAGGCTTTCCCGATAATCTTCGCTACCAGCACACCGCTTTTATCGCGCTCAAGTGTAGCCACAGCGTTTCCTAACGTATCCACAATCGTGATTAGATCAAAACGCGCTGTACCGTTAAAGTCCATCGCAAAAAAAGGTTTTTCTTCATTAGGCTGAATTTCAACCAGAATCATTCAACCGCCTTCGCTACTAAAGTGAACGGATGCTCTTCCGGTTTTGCAATAACCTCTTTGTGAAACATACTACCGACTGACTCGATGCCTACTCTTTGAGCATGCTCCACAAACGCTTTTACAAAGGCTTCTGTGGCGTTGTAATCGTAAATAGCTCCACGATTCTGTGGACGTTTGCGGTTATGAAATTCCACGCGCAAAGTTCCTTCTTTCGAATCGGGATTTTTAAGCTTAAACCACATTTGACGAAACTTAGTAGACATCCCTAACTCCAGCGACTGGAATCCGTCCATTGAAAACTCTGCCATTCTCAAACTATACCGCATTAAAAAGGGACCGAGCAAAATTGCTCGATCCCTGGAATTGTAACATTTTAAATCTAGAGAGGCGAACGTGGTCGCGCTTTCTTTGTCGGTTTAGGCGTACTCTCCTTTTTTGGAGCCTTAGTCGTTGTTTTAGTCGCAATTTTCTTAACCTTTGGTTCCTTCTTAACCTTTGGTTCCTTCTTAACCTTTGGTTCCTTCTTAACCTTTGGTTCCTTCTTAACCTTTGGTTCCTTCTTAACCTTTGGTTCCTTCTTAACCTTTGGTTCCTTCTTAACCTTTGGTTTTGTTTTCGTTGTTTTAGTTACGGGTTTTTTTACCGCGTCTTGTTTCGTTTTTGGTGTCTTAGTTCCCACAGAAACTCCTTCGTCAATATCACGTTTAGTTGGTGTTGGCATCCAGTCGATAACATTCATCGCCTTGCACTCTTCTGGCCCAAATATTTCTTCAATCGTTGAGCACAATTGAAGCATAGTCAGCGTGTCCAACTTCATAAATTTTACCACGATATCAAATCGCGCCATAACCTCTTGATCAAAGAGAAAAGCTTCACGTTCATCTCGTGACTTCCAATCGATCTTATCTACATCGAGATTATTTTGAAATGCAACTTTAGCGTATGGGTAATATTCTTGAAGAAGCTCCAACCCTGCTTTCCACCCAAGAGTCGTTCGATTTCCTGTTCGCAATACACCCGTTTTACTGCCTTTTGCAGTTTTAGTTTTCGCTTTGATGGTTTGACGTGCTTGACGCTCAGTTTTGCCTTGCGACTTACTATCTTGAACCTGCTTCAGCGCATCTTTCTTTTCTTGTTCATCTTCAATTTTAGTCAAAGATTTTGCAGTAGTGGCATCGATCACACCTTCCTCTAAGGCTTCGCGCACGATGCTATCTCCAGCAACAGCTTTCGATTCTCGAAGCCAACGAATCGTTCCTTGATTAACAGGCTTCTTCAAATATTCCAACTGTTGTTCTTCGGTCAAACCATACGCTTCTTCCATTTTTGATAAGAAGTCCGCAGTTTCCACATTCGATAAAGGTCGTCTTGAATCTTCGAGATTCATCTTCGCTTGTAAAAATTGAATCTCCATAGGTGTACCAGTCACAACAACATAAGGTATCAAACGAAACTTATCTGTTGTTCCATCCTCGGCCCATGCTTCCGCAACCGCTGTCAACCGTGTTTTTCCGTTGACTAGAACGGCAACTTCTTTTCCTTTTTCTTCATGAAAATAAATTGCAATAGGCTCAATCAGTTGACCTGCTTCTTTAATCTCATCAATGAGAGTGCGATCAAGCGGACCTGTTCTTGGATTCGGAAATTCCGGATGATCCTTAATGACCGGATCATCGCCTTTTTTCAAGTTTGGAAAACCATAGATGTCCATCGGATCAATCATCGCATCTCCTAAGTAATCCGATGATTGGATTCCATCCGATTTTCGGTCATAAATCAATTCGCTTTTCATTTGTTACAATTCCTCCAGTCGTGGGTTTATACCCCTAACGCAATTATACCTGGTACAAAGTAGTTTTGTCAACCGATATATCAGAAAAATGTTTAAAAATTCAATCCGTCAAAAAGCGCATCAATGGAAATGCCAAACCGCTTTCTGACTGCAATTAGAAATGAAACGTTAATCGGTCTAAACCCGCTTTCCAGCGCAGAAATGTAAGACCGACTAACGCCTAACGTGTCAGCAAACTCCGCTTGAGTCATCTCAACCACATTTCGCAAAGAAACAACAAATACAATGATTTGTTGTTGCTCTTCCGACTTCATCACCCTAAACGTTTACGTAAAGCTTTTTCTGCTTTTACAATTTCAGGATCAATATAAGTGGAAGTAGCTTCACGCGGGATATACATGCCCCGCGTGATAGACTCCGCATAAATCAGTTTCTTAACCAACAGAATCAAAACCAACAAAATCAGGACTGTCATTACATCACCTCAACACAAGTACTATACCACCATTAAGAGTAGTTTTGTCAAATACTTAAATTAAGCCTGTTTCCGACCACTCCCGAACCAACTGCTCTGAAGCCTCAAAATGCATTGCATCTTCGGTGCTAAAGGATGCACCCCAAAAAAGCTTATATTTTTTAGCGATAGCATACAGGTCGAGCATCCCTTTAAAACAAAAGCCATCGCCTCGACTGTCAACGGCATCTCCAAACCCTAAGTCAACTGCCGTACCCCAAGAATGATTGCTTGGTTGCGACTTACTGCCGCGAACTAAACGAACACAAAGCATGCCTTCTTGATGAAGATCGTTGTAGGCATCCGGATATTTCACCGCATACTCGGCAAAAACTTGTTCAATTACATCAAGAAACAGATCAAGACCTCGAAACTTCCACTTGCCGATTTTTCTGGTCTTAATCCGTTTCGCAATCTTTGGAGATATAGCATCTTCGTTACAGTCATTGGTCAATTTACCAACTGGACTTCCGAATACGGCTTTCATTGTACTAACACGGGCAGGGGAATATCTAGTGTTAATGCCTTTGTAAGGAATGGGAATCTTGTTACGCCACGGTTTTTGATCATTAGCCATACAAGAATTCTACCACCAGTAAAGTTTTGGTAGCCTCTACGGGAGTCGAACCCGTCTCTTCCGGTAGAAAGCCGGAGATCATAACCGATAGACCAAGAGGCCAAAAATCCCCGGCAAGTACGAACTTTCGACGTATCCGAGTAGCTATCTCTTCGTTGCACCGCTTGTTCCGGGGATTGGCACTTTGCCAGTCATCTCAGGTTAGAGTCCGGGTTAGGGAAGAATTGCGCTATTCCTTTTTAAGTCTGACCCCTCCGGCTGGGGGATTTTCAATGTTATTGCTAACATCATATCAGTAGCGACTACCTACTGCGTGTTTCACCATTTCTTTAGTTCGCTCATGATTTTGCCGCCGAGCAACAGCAATGTCGGATTACGACCCTATAACTAAATCGGCCCCCGTCTTTCCGGGGATGTCACCTGTTCACGACGCTTTTGGTTCGGGTCACCGCAATTACATAATCGTCGCTTCCGCCAGCATCTTCTTGGTCTGTTGTACTGGAACCACACTTACCCTTTCGAGTAACCAAATGGTAATTCACATATGGAGTAACAAAATCTCCGTCTCTCCGGAGTGTCACACGTTTTCTCTTTCACCAGCGTTGCTAGGGACTCGTGTTCATTAGCTTGGTTATTCAGGCTGGTTTCCTCAGATGACGTTACATGGGTATCGCGTCACCATCTCCCAAAGTAAGGTGCTATGGACTCCTTAAAATGACCCCAGAGACTAACTCGTTTTCAGCCAAAAAACCCATATACGCGCACGACCTTAAAAAATTTTCGATCATTTTCATATTCGAGTTTTTAGAAATTAGCTTTGAAAATTCAAAATTTGAAAATGTACTGATGGTTTGGGATTCACACCCTGGAGGAATGCGAACCCTAGATTGCTCCGTAGGTCCGCACACCATTCCCGCTACCTTTCAGCTACGGTGTTAACCATCAATACATATTACTCACAGGACGAGACTACTCCTGATACTCAGTCGCTTTATATTGGAGTACCAAGTATTTGCAATACTTGTTGCCAACTTATCCACCATCCTTGCGAATGGTCCGACTGCCTGACCGCATTTTTTATACTGGACATGCTTTCCCAGTCACCATGAGACTACTGTGCAATCTGTACTTGCCACTTGCCTTATTATCAGCAATTCAACCCCGCTAAGAGTTTATGTCGTTCCTCGTCACACTACAGGTTATCCTTGCGAGACTTCCTGCTCCTTACATCTCTAAGATTAAGGACAGAGGCCAATTGTCGTCATCATGTGGCGCACAACTTGTGCGTTTTTTTGTAGCTTAACTGGACTTGAACCAGCAACCTACGCCCTAGCATGGCGTTGCTCTACCATTGAGCTATATGCAACTTCATAACGATGTGTGTGCGCCGCCGCTTCAGTCTCTTTTGAAGATAGAAATACGACACACCGCTTATTAACTTTCACGGTCGTTATACGTTACTCGTCTGATTTAACGTTTCCAGCTACGCTTTCTGCGTAGCTCTCCACGCTCACCTGCATTAACGCTTTTATTCACGACTGAACTCAAGCACTAACACTACTCTTCGTCGCTTAACTGTCATTGCTTTGCATGAAACCTTTATCAGACGCTACTCCGATGGCTCCAAGAAGTCGATAGTGTCACCCCCGTGCTTCTTAAAACGTTTCGATTTCACAATTACCAGTATAGTTCCAATACCTTTCGGTCCTGAAGCTTACAGCAACTGAGCTTGCATAGATGACTACTCTTTTTAAGGAGTAGCGGGGGGTATGAAGAACCTGATCCCTTTCCACATCTCTCGATGCCCTATCTAACGATGCTATACCACCGTGTTTTTGGTCGTACTACAAACGACTAGCGTTTAGTTCTGACCAAATCGTAAACTTGTTATTCAATTGTCAATGTACAAACCTACTTACGCGCCTTCTTTCAAAGTCGAAGCGTCGTAATCCGTTTTCGAGCAAAACTTCATCACCTTGTTACCTGCCGGAGTTACCCCTTTAAAGGCATATCGTTCTTTACTGGTTCCTTTAGCAAAAACTACCTTTTCGCAGTTTTCGTCGGGAATATCAACATGTTGTCGAGTGCGAACATCATAAAATTGCATTATTCTCTCCTACTTCGAACGTCCCTACAGTTTTACCATGTTTTTGCAAACCATACAAAAAGAGAGTCAACGCACAGCCTATTCATCCCACTTGAAAAGCACTCAAAACCCACCAGACATTGAATCTAGCGTTATCGCTGTGCGCCGCCTCTCTTATTGGTTTCCACTCGATAACAAAATCATTGTACCACCCTAAAGGGTAGTTTTGTCAAGGGGGGACTTTGAAATTTCAAAATTTTGTCTTGTGGAAGCCGACATGACCTCATAACGTTCGCATAACAACAACACGTCCTGAGAATCTATAGCATCTCCCTCCAAAAAGTCTTTTACCAACTTGATTATCTCATCTGTGACATCTAGCGTTTCAATCAAGGCTTCATGGCACTCTTTTAACGCACCCAAGTATTGAAGCGCATCCGAACTGAGGTTAAGGGGCTGACTTTCATCAGGTTGATGGGCAGTTCGCACATTACACCTCCGTAAAAAATGCTAAGAGGTGATCGTAACAAACTTCTTTCGTATCTCCATAAAACGAAAACGATTGACCACCTACAACAGGTTTCAGGACTAATTGATACACATGCTTGGCAGTAAACCGTGCGTTGTTCTCTTCATCAGACGAGCAATCCTCTCTATGTATAAAAACATCATATGGCGTATTGTTGATTTGCACAACATGCTCATCCTTACGCAACGCTTCAATCACTTCTTGCATTACTCAATTAACCCTAATGCTCTTGCTTTGTTGGTCGCTTGCACTCGATTCGAAACGTCGAACTTACTATAGATATTTCCCAAATGAAAATCCACAGTTCGTTTACTCAAAGCTAATGCATCTGCCACTTGCTGAGAAGTTAGACCTTTAGCAATATTTTCCATTACCCGCATTTCAGTTTTAGTTAATTTTGGAATCGAAGCGTTTGGGTATTCCTTGCTCATGTTTCTATTATCCCATAATATTTACTGATAGGTAATTTTCACATTCGTGTAACCATACATGCGCCACCAGCACAAGCACTTTCCGCTTCATGTTCAATCGCATTAGTCGATTCAACGATACTCGTTAAATCAATATCTTTAAGAACCGCAACTCGTTGTCGGTAATCGTCAACAGTAATAGTTTCAAAAGGGGCCTGAACATGCAGACTATCTGAACCCCAAAATGGAAAGCACGACAAACCCGTGTAGTGCGCTCTATTCTCCCACATCCAATCCCCAACCTCACGCCATTCACCAGATTTGATACTAACGGTGCATGAAACGTTATGTTGATTCGCACCTTCTCGATGACCCGGAGTAATCCACTCTTTGTGTATCTTTTTAACTCGTTCTAGAATAGTGTTCGGAGACTCATGATGCCGAGTAATTGCTTTGGCAGGAGCCTCAACAGGAACTGAAACAATTACTTCACGTTCAGGCTTCTCTATTGAATTCTCCAAAATTTCCGGATGATGCACCATGAGATATTGTGCTAACGGCTCATCAGTTCCTAATCGAACTCTTCGAATGTAATAATAATCATGCCAAGCATGCACTCCAGATGAACAACCCAACACTAGTGAAGTAGTTCCAGAAGGTTTAACGCATGTAACACGCTTTGCTTGATTGATACCGATAGATTTTGAAAACCACTCGTTAGTTTCACATGCAACTCGTGCCGCTTGCGTCATGTCTAAATCTAAAACACAGCCACTTGCAATCCCAGTCATGCCAATTCCTAAAAGCGCATCTTCTTCACTTGTTTGTCGCCAAATTGGTCGAAGGTAATGAAAATCGGTGTAACTCGCTTGCAACGTTCCAATAATCGATGCGGCCCAAGCCCGTTGATCGTAGTCCGACTGGTCCTCCAAATTAGAAGTGTTAATTTCTGTTAAGTTACAAAAAGAGTACGGTCTAAGCGCAATCTCACAACAGGGATTTGTTCCGTAATCTAAATCGTTAGTCCAAAAAATTCCAGGCTCTCCTGATCCTGCCTCACTCACAGTTTTCCAAATGTTATCAAAGTATTCCTTATGCAAAGAACGTAATAATACTGCCGAATTGTTAGCTCTCATTCTTTGAACATTTTTTCCACCAGAACCATCGGCCCTTGGATACTCAAAGTTTTCTGGATTCTTGCAATTCAACATAAGCGCATCATCGTAATCAAAAAGCGCAATCATTGCCGAACGCCTAATCCCACCACTTAAAACTGCTTCTGATAATAAGCACAAAATGTCGTGACAATCTAATGAAGTAAGTCGACTTCCAATAGGCTTAGATTCCAACAAGTCCCGCGTCAGGTCTAATACTCTACGAAGCGGCTCCGGACCCGGAGCCTTACCTCCAGAAGATAGCTCAGAACCCGCTGGACGAATGTCGTCATAAGCAAACTTTGGGAGTGGTGCGCCTTGTAAGTATGCTTTCATTAAATGACGCACCGCATCCGCCCATCCTTCAATAGAATCTCCAATTAGATAACGTTGTGATGGACCGGGAGACATGATCGGAGGAATGTTCATTATGTTATGGCGTTGAACCGAATAACCTACTCCAGTTCCACACAATAACAGAAACATCGCTTCAGCAAAAGAGGTGTGATGTTCAATCGGTAAGTAGCAACAATTATAACCACGTGCATGGTTTTTAAACATCGCACTTCCACCAAATTGCATGGAACGCATCGAAGGTAAAATCTTCTTTTCGGCAACTAAAGAATACGCATCTTCAATTAGTGCTTTCTGTTGCGGAAATCGACTAATATGCATCCCTTTGTTCCGCTCAAGTGTTTCCAGATAAGACTCGCGTCGATGCAAATTGTAAATGTATTTGGCATACTTACCATAGTGAACCATGTCCGACAAAATACGAGAACCAATGTCCATGATGTAGAAATGAACTCCTTCAAAAATACCCTGTCTAAAAGGTAATAGACAGTCTACACATGGAAATTGGACTAGAAAAATTTCTGGAGATTTCCCAGTATATTTAGGTGCTACAAAACAAGAATTCTTCCACCACCTTGATTTAATTTCGTAACACGATACATCTCCCAATATCGTAAGGGATCAACTTCATCCGAATAATCTTTTTGTGGTATATCTGAATTTACGTCATTAGTAACCTTATCAGTTGGATAGTGGTACTCTTTTATTCCGCGAACCGCATGCGGACAATATTCTGGATTGATAAAAAGCTTACGATGATTACGACCATCACAAATTGATTGACGCAACAATTCAATCGTTTTAGTTAAGAACTGAGTAACGCCAGAAACCTCAGAAATATCAGGGACATCTGCACTATACGAGTGTAAAATACCGACTCCAGATTTTGATCCAAACTTCCATGTAGCAACTGCGTCCGTTCGATGCGGGTCTACAACTATCTTTTCAGGATCGGGGTACTTCATTCGCAAACAATGCTCATAGAAAGCTTGTTTTGCAGTGGTAACATCCGGGCATAACGGATCAACTAACTCATCAAACACAAATGTCATACCATCATAAATTTGCAAAAAATATATAACAGACTTTTTGCCCTCCGCAGGATCATGCACTGCGTACCACGGTAATTCCGGATTGTACTCCCACTTCGTGTAGTTCCCATCCGGTCTGTAAGTATGCTCAAAATTGTGAAGAACTAATCCATGACTAGATGGGCGATTACACAAGCCCTGTGTTTGCCATTCTCTCCCACGTGGTCCACCTAACCGAATACACTTATCACGTGCATCTTTTAGTGGAAGCCACCCACTTGATTTTTTAGCGCGTTCACCTCTACAAGCTTCCCATAGGGGACAAACGCACTCACGCGCTTCATCATCTCCATAAGGCTCTTTATCCAAAGCTTCACACGTAATACATGGTTGCATAACTTCAAACACAGACCACTGAAAAAACGAAAAACCTCTTTTTGGTGCCTCATCGACTAACCAGTTCATACATCCATAAGAATTGCTAACTAATATATTTGAACCATTACAGTAATTATGATTTCCTTCTACGGCAATGTCATAACATCCTTGTGGATTTGTTTGTAGCACTTCAATTTTACGAATAGGCACCTGTTCAATACCTTCATGCCCTGTTTCTACATAATCAGAAGCAACCCATCGTTTCCATCCTTGTCGCACACCGAGGTGTGTAGACACATCAATATACGCTTTTACCATCTCTGTAACAAGACGAGCGTAGGCTCCACCAATATATGCATAAAATTGTCCAGGACGCATCTCCATCCATGTTAAATAAACTCCACGACATTTAAACCATTTCTGCATTTGTTCGCGTTCATGAGAATTAAAATGATTACAATAAATATGCCAAGTGTCACCACCGTTATTAGTACCCGCTTTACGATATGAACCATCATCCATTAACCAAACTGCAAGTCCTCTTTCGTCAAGCTCTTCCCATACATAATCTGGAATTCGTTTAACTTTATCGGGATACCATTCTTTTTGTAATCTATGTAAATATGGAGAAACTTTTAAACGCTGTAGATAATGATCCCGCTTCTCATTATAATCTTCTGGCAACGCTTCTTCTTTAAAAGCTCTACCAAACCAACGTAAATAATTAACTTGTTTGCTAGAATGCTCCACGCGTAAAGAACCACCACTAAGACAGGCATCCCCTAACAGCGTTCCTAATAATAATTGACGTTGATCACCGCTTGGACACCAAGATGGCAAACATAAACAATCTCCTTCTACAAACTGATCAAGAGGTTTTTTCTTGCCTGGAGCATAGTAAACATAATGTTCTTTTGTTGCAATTAATTCACAACCCCGACCTAATCCTGTATATTCAAGATAAATTTTAAACCATTCGCTACTCGAACCATTGTGGTACCAATCAATAACTTGTTTCCATTCCCATACTTGAGTTACACTATTAAAAGATTTAACTTTTCCAGCATAGCGAGTACGAACCACCTTGGAAATTTTCATTGGCCCATCTTCGGTTAAAATTCGTGTATAACCAGGTAAGCATCGTTGTCTAGTAGAGAATGCCGTCCACACGCGCCGATAATTTTGCTTATTTACAGGAACTTCAAAAGTCTGTGTTAAAGCTTCAATTTCCCAAAACTCGATCTCATCGAGCGTCAATAAAATAGGATGCTGACCAGACACACCTTTCATACTTCCAGTCACGATCTTGAATTGAGAATTGTTCTTCCAGCTTGCAGAAAACTTTGCAGGTTTGCCATCGAACAAAGGTTTGAAATGCGGAAACGTATAGAACGTATTCAAATAAGATGACGCCACGTGCGCTTGCACCTGTGTGCCACCAGCATGCACAGCCTCATAACCAGGATTCCAAATAGATTTAATAGCTGTAAGAATTGAACCTAACAATGTTTTTCCAGAACCACGACTTGCTAATGCAACCGAGTCATCTGTAACATTAAAATATGCTTTGCTAAACCATTCAAATGGTGCATTAAAATCGGGATGTGTAGAAGTCAAAGGAACCTTGTACCCGAATAAAAGGTGTATCGCATGCCATAGCTCTGTCGGTGTTCGTGGTGCTTGAGTACAAGCTAAATCTCTAGCTTTACGAACTAGCTCTTCTCGATCTTCAAGACCCATCATAAGCGCATGCTCGATAACAGTTTTGCTATCTGCATCCCATGCTTCGCGCTTTTTATTTTGTATAAGTCGTTCGTGAATTTGAGAATCAATCTCATTTCTCATTGAGCACCTCCGAATCTAATTCCGTAAGAGCGGTGCGTTCTTTGTCATCCTGCTCACTCAAATGTTTGTAGTTTGAAGGGTCCAATGTAACCGATGAAATTTTTCCGTCATTCACTTCAACCAGTCGACTTAGAAAAGCCAATCGGTTTAAAAAATCAAACAGATTGCCCTGTTGCGCCACATTAGCGTTAGCATCGGAACCGTATTGTTTATCGATTAAAGCCATTAAGGAACTTCGAGATTCCATCATCAATTTAATGCCTTGTATCAAAGCCTTATCGTCAAAAAACCCTGTCTCCATTCTCGCTCTAAGCTCTTCAATCATTTTCGGAAGCAAATCATTGACTTCATTGATTTGATCCTTGATAAAGCCTTCTCTAACCTGCATCATATCATCAGCAAGTTTGGCTATAAGCTTATCTTCGCGTTTTTCCAGCGCAAGAGCCAACTTAGCACGACGTTTAACTCGATGCGCTTCCCAATTTTCTTTTTTAGCCAAGCGCAAAACTTTTTTGATATCCGCATCATCGGTATAACCGTTATCTTGACAGAATGTAGCAATAGCCGGAGCGTTTTCTTGGTCTAAAGATGCCACATACTTCTCGCGCAATTCTCTGATTTCAGACGCAGTTAGCATTAATTCTCCTTAATGTAGCAACGTTAGAGGCACATCGCGGGCAGTAATCTAGATTCGAATATACGTCTGTCAACCAATAGAACTCCTTGCAAATCGCGCAGATTAATACATTAAACCTAAATCCTGGGGTGTTTTGGATTGACACTCGACGGATATTCGCACCTAAAATTTGTTGATGCAAATCTAAAAAGAACTTCCTCTTTTCAGGAGCAAAGCGTCCAAAAATTAAAGCCCGATTCTTTACTTTCATTCACTACCTAGTTCATGTCCGTAAGCTTTTTTAAACAACTTCGCAAAATCATCTAAACCCATCGCTACCATGAATACTTGATTCCAATCTTTACTTGCCACGGCATTAGATGGAACTTTCGCTCGACGCAGTATGACAGCTTTGCTAACAGCGTCTTGATTTAGATATTTCCAATACAATGCAGGCGCATCTTTTGGTGTAGGTGCAAACACCATTCCTTGAGTCGGTATAGCGTTTATAACCGAAAACGGCACCTCTGGATTCGTAGCCTGGTTCTTGACTTCGACCCGCATAATAGAAGCACTTTCATCTGGAGCCGGATATGTGTTATCTCGGTTTAATCGCACCCCCACTTTTACGTCAGCTTTCGCTCCCACAAAAGAACCAGAGGCTAAAACTCGTTGACTTGGAATCCCAAGTGAACGCATAATTTCAACAAACTCAGTTTCTGCTCGTGTACCCTTTTGCCGTGCGCCTTTAAATGACACCCGACGTTTCTTTGGTGTTGCTTTCGAACTTGCCATAAGGTAATACTACCGTATGGAATTTTAAACCTGGATGCCGTTAGCAGTAGCCGAAATTACCATCCTTCCAACACCGAATCCACCTTTGTATGATCCAGAACGAACAGTCGACTGTACATCCATTTGACCAAGCACACCGACACCTAATTGAACTGTCCCCGCATCACTAACAGTTGCCGACATAGAAAGTTGATTAACTCCCATGTAGGCGCGAATCAGCGAACTTGGTAAACAACGTCCTTGCAAAAGTTTGATCTGAGATGCCGCAGAAAATCGTGCAACCTTGACTTTCTTATAAGCGATAGTTCCGATTTGATTCAAAACTAAAGACCCAAGTCCGGCTCCGCGTTCATATTGAACAGCCCTTGCATTACCAGCCATACTAACGTGAGCATTTGCCGGAGCAATATCCTTCAAATGAACCAGTGCCATAACCGCTGTCCGAGAATTCCATGAGAATCCGGCTTTTCTATGAATAGTCAAAAGTTTATTCGACGCATCGTAAATTCGATACTCGATAATCCACCCATCCGCATCAGTTCTAGAATCCGCTTTCGGCGCGTACCCTATATAAACAGGGTCCCCGTTTCCGTTTAATTGTTGCTCTACCCGTCCGGCAATCGCAATCAAAGCTTCGAAAGTCGAGACGCCGCTAGGCCACTCAAGTCGTGCTACAGCATTTGGCATAGATTTCTAATTCCTACCCGTATTTTACACTAGACTGGGCCAACTTTAAAAAATCAAACAGTTTATTCTTCCAAATACCTAACATAGGAAGTTTGGCCCTCACGCCAAACCATCCAAGTATCCGGAAACTGCGCCCCTGAATGGGTTATGGCAACCACTTGAATACCTAAATCCTTTTGCAAATCCACCAAAAACCTCACCACGAATTTCCAAGCTTTTGGGGAGAGATTGGTCATTGGTTCATCGAGAATCACCACCGGAGAAATAGTTGGATTTAATAGAACATGAATAAGATTGGACCCAAACTTGATCAGGTTTTGTACTCCCCCACCAAAACTATCCGGATCATCTGCAACCCCGTTTTTATACACTGTTGGCTTTAATCCAACCACGGCTCCAACCGCATCAATAACTTCTTCTAATTTGTATTCGTAATAAGGAATATCCCCAGCAAAAGCGTACTGCGTATGCACACCGCTCATTACTCCATTAAGAAGTGTAGTGATAATGTTTTCTATGTGCTCTTTCGAGGCCGCCTGTTCTTGAATACAAACGCGACATAGGTTAATCGACGCTTTGTAATCTTCGATGTCGGTGCGATTCGTATTAACAACAGACTCTATCGTTTTTAATCGAGAAGTTTCGCTACTCTTAATTCGCGCATGGGCGATTAATTCGCCATACAACGTATGACTAATTTCCGATAAGCTTTTGTAGTCCATCATTGGCTTTTTCGATGCGCTCCCTTAAAACTTCAAGTTCCGATTCCAGTTGACTTGACAATTTATTTTGCTCTTTAATGGTGTCCTTCATCAACTTGTCAAAATTAATTGCCCTAGGATCAGAAATATCTAAATCTGGAATAGCCGACTTTAAAGATTCTAACGCATGATCTAATTTTGCTTCATGCTGACCGATGGCTAGAGATACATCTCTTGCATTTACCTCTAGTTTCCGATATTCTGCTTTCAATTCATTCAAATCCATCAGTCCACATCCTCCAATTTATTAATGGCTAAATCAATTTGCTTTTGAGTGAATCCATTGTCAACTCCAACACGCTGTAGTCGTTTAATAGGAGTTTCGTCTTGATGCTCTCGCGCTTTTTGCACCATGTTTTTAAACTCAATCGCGGTATCTACACTTGAATCTACCACAGCGTTATTGTAGAACACAACACTATCATCACCATCCGGAATTTCATGGAAGTCCAACGTGAACTCTTGATTTTCAAGAATCTCAATTACCGCACACATCGGAGTTCGCCCCATGTCGGTTAAACTGCTCCGCACTAGACTCCCAGTTGAATAAGCAACTGTTCCAGAAGGAAATTCATAAGGTTCAAACCCGCAATGAATATCCCCAAAGCTTGCTACTTGACATCCCTGTAATTTTTGGTTTTCAATTCCTTGCCAACCCATCGATTCTGATGGTCCCACTTGAGCATGTACTAAAGCCATTCGAAAATATTTGCTATTAACATCAAAAGGAAACTTGCCGTCTAGAAAAGCTAACGTTTCTGGTTCATTGAATCCGAAACCAAAAATCTCCAGCTTTCTATCTAAAATAATCGATTGCCCTCCAATTAAAACGGTTACTAGATTACTTAACAGCGACAATAAACCAATAGACGACTGCCTCCAATCAGCGATCTGATGACCCCGTACATCATGCTGTCCCACCGTCGTAATAAATGGAATATGTTTGTATTGCTCTAAAATTTTATACAGACCAACAATCGCTAAGTCACTCCAAGCCGGAGAATCCCCCACATCTCCAGAACAAACGACGGCCCTTGCGCGCTTTTGATTCGCAAAATTGAATACAGCTTCTACTTGTCCTAAACATTGCTCCAACCAGTTTGTGTCACATCTGGCTTGCGGAGTTGTCATCCGAATATGGGGGTCTGTAAAAGAAACAATTGACAACTTACTCATAGTGGCCTCTTACACTCTGGACAAATTTTCTTATCCTGTAACGCTTTAATGCGCTCTTCCTCAGCGACTTGAGCTAAATGCTCTGCCGTCGCTTTATTAATTTTGTCCTGCACTTCTTGCAATCGTTTTTTCAACTCGTCGTCTTGCTCGTATTCCTTATCTAACAACCCTAAGTTCTCAGCTATCACTTTCTGCGCGTTAAATAACAACGAATTCAAATTTGTAACTACTTCAAGCTTTTCAATTTTTTCCTTTAAAGCGTATACTTCATTTAAACTATCTGCAAAAACATCTCGCGCCGTAACTAGATGGTCAATTTGTTTCAAAAAAGGTTCAAACTCCGTAATCACAGCCACAACTTCTTCATAATTATCCAATTGGAGTAAGCGTTCGTTAGTGGATTTCAAACATTCATCAAACTCTTCCCACTCATCACGAGAAAGGTAATCCACAATGGCTTGTTGCTTTTCTAATTCCGTCTCTAAACTCGCGTTAGATTTTTCTAAAACTCGTAACTCTTTCTCCAATGAGATTCGAGCAGTTTCAATACCTGCACCAGACATCAATCGATTAACACGCCGAAGTACTCCATCGGTGGACGTACCATCTACTAAATAAGATTGCGGCGAATTCAGAGGAATTAATTGAATAGATTCCGGTCTAGAATTCTTGTCAAGTATTACTTGCTTGAAACCTGTAAAATCTTGAACAATGGAAGTGATATCCTTAATAGTCTCATAGGTGGTTGTTTTAACTGTATCAAATAACTGGCACGATTGTTTAGAACCCTTCCGCATTCGAATAATTGTGCTTCCATCGCTAAACGTAATCTTTACCGAACCTTCTTTCGTTCCATAACGTAACTGTGCTTCTGAAAACGGAAGATTAAGGAGCACCATATTAATAGCTCTATACACGTTGCTCTTCCCAGCATCATTCTCTCCAATGATAGAAGTCAACATTCCAAACTCAATCACACTATATTCATGTGAGCGATAATTTTTTAGTTCTACTTTAGCAAGTGTTTTCATTAAAGTGCCATACCTGATATTGAACCAAGAATCATTCCTTTAAGGTAATCGCGCCATTTATCATTTTTAATGTCGAACTCCCTTACATCCAACTGGATGTTAGTAATGGAGCGATACCTATAACAGTACTCTTCAACCAGCAAACGCACATACATTTGTATCGCGTCGTCTACTTCAGCTTCAGGTCCAATAATCAACTGTGGTTTTATAAATGTACAGACTTCGCAAGCATTCTTACGTCGAGTACTTGAACTATCAAATGCCACTACAGGAAAATCTGTAACCAAACCTGTTGCTGAAAAATTTCGCAAAACATATTCTTGTATGGAAACCACAATCCGTAGAATACTCGTGTATTTTGTGTAAATAGTTGCACAATAAGATTCCGAATCTTTCATCGTTTTATCCATTTAGTTCTCTCTTGATCCCATCGTGTCCTGCTTTCTGCCATGCGTCACTTGCATCTTTGTAAACTCTGTATTTCGAAACTTCAGAGATCACTACGCCTAATGGTGAAAGACTTCTACGAATAACCTCTCGTGCTTTTTCACCTGCGACATCTGCATCCAACCACAACACCGCTTTCTTCGTGTAACGCCTAAACAAATACGCTTGAGCCTGAGAAAATGAAGTTCCCATTGTTGCGATTGCAGGAACTCCTGCGTCCCATAAGGCAATCACGTCTAATGGTCCCTCGACAATAACAGCGTAGGACTCTTCCACCATCCATGAAGCATTTTCCCATAGCCCATAAAGAACCGTACTCTTTTCAAAAGGTGCATGATAATATTTTGGCGCACCACTGTGTTCATAATTAAATAGTGCCCTACCTTGAAAAGAAACAAGTTCTCCATAAGCGTCATGAATAGGAATCATCAACCTATCATAAAACGGACTAGCCTCTGTTGCGTCAAAATATCCTAACCCAAAAACTCTCGCCGCTGATAAACTAATCCTCCGATTCTTCAAATAACGCAGACTTTTTGGACTTTCTAGTAGACGTTGATGATATTCCAGAATCGGCCCGTCCACTACTGCTTTTCTCCTTTTCTTCTACTGACTTTTTTAGTTGATCACGCAACTCGGCATCAGAAAGCAACTCCCCTATCACTCGCGCTCTACCTTGCCATTTCCGAATGCGCTGGCCTTTCTCGTTCCATTCATACCAAGCGTTGCCCGGAACATTCGTAATCAAGCCCACTCGAATACCCCGATCAATTAAACCATATGTAACTGCACGATCAATTCCATCTTCCCCAAAATAAAATAAGAGATGCGTGTGGTCATCGGTTTTGGCGGGACCACCCAATTTGTTTTTCAAGATGTTCACAGCCATTTTTAGCCCTACAATTGGACTGTCCTTTGTGTCACGAAGATAATCCACACGTCGAACATGAATATCCATTGTGATATTGAATTTCCACGATTTTCCACCAGGAGTAGTTAACGGATCACCGTACAACACCCCAATTTGAGTATACGTTTGATTTACGCCAACAACTGCAATATTATGTTCCATCATGTAGTCAGAAGCTGTTCTACAAAAACGTGTAACTAGTTTTTGAAAAGCACCAATTTGGCGTGTGCCACCATCATTTCTCTGTAACTCTTTCGAATCTTCCCAAGATGCAGTCTTGCCTTTCGATTCAATCATTTGTCCGATAGTGTCAATCACAACTAAACCGACCACCCCGGTTTTCATAACTTCAACTGCATCTTTTAAAACTTTCTCAGCAGTATTCCCTTGAATCAAGTAGAGTTTATTGAAATCGACTCCGTTTGCTTCCGCCCAGCTTCTGTCAAACGTGTTCTCTGTATCTAAGTAAACACAAAGCCTATCTGGTTCTTGCTTCTGCGCCATAGCAACGATATGCATAGCTAACAGCGTTTTTCCTTGGTGTGGTTCCCCGTAAATTTGAGTGTAACGTCGACGTGGAATGCCACCACAAACCGTCATCTCGTTAAAGTAATCAAATGCTAAAGGAATAACAGGAGGAGTTTCACCTGTCGCACGATTGTCAACATCAAAACCTGCTTTCTGCAAAGCATCAAACGCTTTTGAAATTCCTGAATTAGTACGCATAAAAACCTCGTAAGTGGGGAAGTAGATACATCACCTTCCCCACTGAAGAACAGGCTAGTTTCGGCGTCCGTAACGACGAGAAGGACGAGTTGGCTCACCACTTGGCGGGTCCTCTTCATCTTCCGATGAACCTTTTCGCTCCTCTTCCTCTTCAACTGCGTGACGTGAACTACGTCCAGCCGATGGCCTAGACGAAACGGATTGCTTATCGTTCGATTTTGGTGGCGCGACTCTTTTAGTAAGCGCATCAAGTGTAGTCCGTGTATGAATTGCGTCTTGCACCTCATCCCATGCACTATCAATCTCACCCATAACTTCTTCCAACACTTCTTCCGCTTCAACACCAAAATTCTCGTGAGGCTTTTTTGTTTTGGCATCCAGATAAACGACATCAAACACATAGTTCTTACTGATAGAACCTTCACCTTTAATGATTCGCAAATCCACATCATAGTCAGGTCGACCTGTTTCTTCATTGAATTCACCGACACCGTTTTGGAATGATCTCAATTCCTCTAACGAGTCGCGCAATCCTTGTGTGAATTCAAGATAGCGCAAACCATCCACGTCAATAATCTCTTTTTCTTTGACAATGTGATAAACCCAAACTGGACATCGGTAAATGCGTACAGATTTTCCAGCCAAAACGGGTGTTTGATTGTGGTCCACCAATTCTTTAACTTCCGGAAGAGGCTTACCATCCTCGCCCAATGGAATCTCTACTTTGATATTCATAAAGCTTTGATTCTGTGGATTGAGAATTTTAACTTCTCGCGCTTCTAACGCGACAGTTGAATCTTCAGTTAAATCAAGAAAGCGCAGTCTAACGCTATCCCCAATTTTAAGACTACGATAATCCACTTCAAGTGGGTGTGCTTCACGACTAGCAGAGGCATACTGCTCAAAAGCATTCTTGCCTTTAGGTCTACGATAACCTGTACTCATTCGATTTACTCCTTATGTCTAGGTGCTTATGGCGCACAATGACATTTATGTTTATGTTTTACCACAAATTTTTAACGCTTTCCGAAACCACGTGATCCGCCAAACGAGTGTTTTTTTACGGTGGTTTCTTGTTCCTCTTTACGAGTCATCATAGACGTTGGATTCATCTCCATGACGGTGATGATTCGACTCAACGCTTCATACGCTCTTGTTAATTGCTCCAACCGCAATTTAAACTGCCCAACAAACTCGCCTAATCTTCGAATTAATACAAAAATGTCCTCCGGATAAGCTGTCATGAACAGCGCATCTGTCTGCCACTCTTTGTCCAAACCACATGCGGCTTTGTAAATCAACTTAACACGATTTTCATAATCTAACCACTTTCGATAGGCTGGTTCGATTTCTTCAAGAGTCGAAGCGATAGTGGTTTGTGCACCGTAAATTTTGACGATTAATTCTTGTACCACAATAGGGGTAAACACCGAAGGAAACTTCGGTGAAGTCAAATTATCATCTGCGATAAGTTCATGCAACCACGAAAATTTTCCAGGAGCCTCTTCATCTAGTTGAATCTGCATTTCTGAAAACAAATGCTCTCCCATCATTCGAGCACCCTTATCGAAGTTGGTCAAAACGTAATCTCGCGCTTCTTGAAGTTGCCTGATTTGAGTTGTAGTGCGATTCTTCTCCGTGATGTCGCTAATGAAATGCATTATACGAATCTTAGAAGTGAACTCACTCCAAAACTCTAAACGTGCTTTTTCTCTGTCATTCATATACCTAATTATCCCGCCTTGTTAATTCCGATATATTTACCCATCGTCCATTATAGTTTCCGGCACCTTGGCAAACGAAAGCCCGACGACCTGAAACCTCAACCACGTATTTTTTCTCACCGCGATAGTTAACGAACATACCAGCTTCAATCTGTGTCAAAAATTTTAATTTTTTAATCACACGTCTCAACCATATAACAGCAATAAACAGCAGAATCGTTTGTATACAAGTCAACCAATAAATCATTGTGACATCACCTCTATGACTTCATTCAATTCTTCTTGCTCATCATAGTCTAGCAAATCTGTTCGAATCAAATCCCATCTGAATATCGAATCGTTTGTTCCAAACTTAGGATCAAGAGCCCTATTCAGGTTTGGAGTGGCGGACCAGCAACGGCTTAAACTCAGGTCTGCTTTCCATTTCACCCTATTTAATGGGAACACAGGCGGTGGCGTAGAAATAACGGAGTTCACAATTTCTGCTACCGGACCACAAACCTTACCGTTCTCATACCATCCTAACGACTCTTCAATCTCAAACAAGCCGGAGTCATGCGTGTTATTCAAAAACCACACTTCCAATTGCTGTCGCCGCACTTCATCCATAACTTGACAAATATCCCAAAAACATAATTCACCTGCCCCCCCTTGAATAGGCATATTCATTGCAGTTCGCTCAGTATGTGATACTACTTGCCTGTCTACCGATAAAACGTTCAACGTTGATCTGCGCGTCCCCCACGGAGTATAAACGTAGTAAGGCGATTCATGCGCTAGCTTTACTTGGTTATCAAGCCAAGATTTCATACCAGGAAAAGCTTTAAAGAAATCTTCAATAAATTTTTCAGCGTCAGACTGCGTAACCTTTAACGCCAACGCTAACGAATACGCAGACATTCCATAAATAATTCCAAACACAATCGTATTGTGGGTAGGGATATAGCCTTCCGTTAAATATAAATGCGATGGGTGATCCACCATAATACATTGCATATCAACAAAACGATCACTTCGATTAATTTCTCGAATAGACGTACATGTAGTACGCGATGGACGCCAACGAATAGCTTTTCTTTTTAAATAAAACGGACATTTCGACACCATAACGGCAACTCGATAATAAACACGCCCATTTCGATTCTCACTTCTAAGAATACGCGCACGGCCCCCTAAAGACCGCACCAGTTCTGCAACATCTTCAACTAACCGCTGACTTACTGAGCAATAGCTAAAATTAGATGATTTGGAGGCGGTACCATCCGTATCCATTAACCCTTGTAGTAAAGCCCACCGTTCATCAACAGTCCCTAACATGTAACGACGTGGAATATACTTATCATTTGAAATCCAACGAATACAACTGTCAATACGCTTAAACTCTGCATAAATTGACCGTTTATAATTAAGCGCATTCTTTAATCGATAACAAGGTATTCGTTTCTCGTATTTGTAACGCTCTAGTTTCCACCCATAGTTCGAAGCATCTTCTTCCACACGTCTTACTATCTCTTGATCAATGACAGTAAACATGGAATGTTGAATTGAACCGTCCCCTAATAACACACCCATCGTATAAGGACTAATAAACAAAGGTTCGGTTTGAGGAGCAAATTCCACGGGTTTGGTTCGTTCCACCGCAAATCGATAGCCTCGTCCTTTCGATGTATGCGAAAACATATCGATAGTAGCCATTAAGCGGCATGTGGGAACGCGACTTGACCTGTCAATTACCGTCCATAAATGATCCCCAGAACACTCAATCACTTGCCCGTCGTCAAAAAGTACTTCATAAACTTCGCGCAACCCTTGTGGAAAAATGTCGGTCACCCTACAAGGCTTCCCGTCACTGGAAACCACATAGTCACCTATTTTAAGCCTTCCCATCGTAGTCCAGCCAAATGGAGTAGCGATTCTTGCTGTTAGAGGTTGAGCTTTAGCGTATCGTCTATGCGTATCCGGATTAACATCAGCCTCTGGAAGTTTAAATACAATTGAAGCAATTCGTGTATGAATGTCACTCGCATCAAGGGCTTCAATAAGCAATAAATCTCCCGACTCAGCGGCAATTCCACGAATCTCTGCTTGACTTAAGTCAAACTCCAAGAACTGATAACCCGGTCGAGCAATCAATTGTCCACGAACATATTTAGTAAAGTTTTGTCCATTTGGATTGCTTGAACTTGCACGTCCAGTCTCGGTGCCTATAACATTGTATCTCGGACGAAGAACGTTAGACGCATCAAGTTTCTCGTAAATTCCATCAATAAACGTAGACTTTAATTTGTTTGCACGTCGAGCCATCAACACAAGAGCTAAAAACGGATTTTCATATTCATGATATAGCGTTTGTAAAATCGCTCCAGCAGTTGAGGGCTTACCCGTCTTTGTGTAACCAATGGGCTTGTACATCCCTTGCAAGTAATACGGTTCACCATAAGTAGTGATATCGTCCCCGTAGCGTTGTTTATACGTTTGTATAAGAATCGTCTGCAACTTTTCAGTATCTACGCCATGCCCAACCTCCACCGCTTTTCTGACTTCTTCGACATCCTCCACGTCCCCGTATAAAGATGCTTCCACATCATTGCAACGTTGATCAATTTCCGAACGCACGTGTTTGCGATACAATGGTGTTCTATCAATAAAAGGAAGCATCACAGGCTTACCATACAAAATTTCCCCTAATTGGTCCCCCGAAAGATAGTTGAAATCTGGTAAATCGAAACCCATACTCGCAACTTGATTCGAAATTTCAATCTTACATTTCTTTTCCAAATCTGCTAAAGTCTTGCTAAACTCACGATTTAACTTTACGTCACAAAGCATGCCACGTTGCTCTGCTCTATAGAACTCTCGCGCAACTCGATGCCTAAAATCGCATGAAAACCCTAAGTTCGCACGATTAATACGATCACCTAATTTTTCAAAAAGCAAATAAGTGTAGACGGCATCGTAACAATTGTACAAACGCAACTCTTCAAACTCTTGCATTGCGTATGCCGCTAGCTTTTTATCTAGTTTTTTAGGCCAACGGTATCCAGTTTTTGCTTTCTCCGGTGTGTACCCGAAATATTCCAGCACAAACAAATCATCAGTAGACGTTAGAATTTTATTACGTCTTGCGGCAATAGCTTTTACAGACTCATCGACAGCTTTATCGTAGTTAGGGTAACCAAGAAACCGTGCTGTAGATGATTTTAAATCATGTGGTCTGCGATTATCAACACTCCACTTCATGATCATGCCATCGAATTGTGAACCAGGAAGTTCATGCCCAACCCAACGTTCCGCAACCCAATCGTCATATGCCATGTTCCAAGCAATCAAATCATAAAGATTTCCAGCCTCCATAAAAAGGCTATCGAATTCACGAACAAATTGCTTTAAAAGCGTATCGGGGTAACGTGGTTGCAATTTATCGTATCCACCCCAGAACCAAACGATGTATTCTCCATTTGAATTTTTAAGCCCGTTACAAAAAGACGACGTAACAACTAATGCATTATCACGATCTAATGAAGAGGTTTCAAAATCGTAAGCTAACGATGAATTCTTACTAATCGCATTCCATAAGTGCTTCACATCCTGCGGCTTATCAATATCCCGAATCTCCATCCCAACCTGTTCTGAATGCTCCCCTAAGTAGATTCTCCGCGCATAGCTTAGGTCGGTCACTAAATCTTTATCTAAATCCGGCTCCTTCAGCACTAGCCAAGGATGCAATGTAGCGGTTATAAACGCTGTACAGCCGTGCTTCTCCAGTAATTCGGATACTGAAACCTTTGAGCGAAAAGAATTAACCTTTTGTGGCTTTTTAGAAACCCCTGTGGCACAAAGAGCGTTGTTGCCCATCGCAATAACCATCTTCCGTGGATACTGAGCTATAAATGGGATTAAATACTTCTTCGCATCTGGAAGAATCTCTTTTTCAGTAAGCGCACCACGCTTTGTGTACTTTTGAAAAGTGACAGCATTCACAAACACGCAATCTTCAATGTCAAACCCCGCTTGACCTAGTAAGTCATACATTAAGTCATACGAATGTCCTGAAAACGAAAGACCTTCTTCCATTTCCCTATCTGTAGGTGCATCCCCTACAATCACAATAGGCGCATCTAACTTTCCTCTCGGTTTTACCATCTATTCCTCTATAATGAAATCTCCAAATAAACCGGATTCAATCATTAAACGAAATCCCATAAATAATTTGGACAACTTGACTCGTTTTACCATAACAATCCCTTGCCCCAACTTCATACCCTGCTTAGTGCTTGACTGCAAATCAATTCCTGTTCCGAAAATTCGACCTCCACCAGAATGGAACAATTCCCCACGTTGTTTAATCATCGCTCTTAATCGATTTTGGGCTACTTTGTAATCGATATCTGCCGAAAGAAATCCACCAGTAACCAAAAACTGGACACAAGCTTTGAAAGGAGCACCAAAATTCGAAGTACTACGCGACATAAGCCATTTATAAAGTTCAACAGCCATAAGGTCATTAACCTGAACAATATCCAGACGTTCAAATTTCTCGTCCGTCTTAATCAGACTTCCAAGAATAGGTTGCGCTCTTGGCAAATCAAAATCCACCACAGAACCAATCTGCTCGTTATGATCCGTAGTGTCAATTACCGTTGCATTAATGCGACGAGAAGTACCATCTTCATTCGACACAACTGAATGAATCTGAAACGTGCGCTTAACTTCAGTCGCCTCATTGAAAATTTTCAGTAAATCTCCCGCCTGTAATGGCGCATTAGAAATGTCGCTCCAGCTTTCAGTCGTTCGCTTACTTCGCAGTCCACCTGTCTCTGTGGTGTCCATATTCTTTTTACGACTCATCGCTTTCCAAAACCCCGCTTTCCAACAAATCCACGATTAGAGGAAACTTCCGCGTATTCTACAACACCATCCGAATTCACGGTTGGCGGTTTAGCTCCAGCTTTAATCAACCCTAATTCTATACATCGAATATGCGGAATAACTTTTAGAACCATACCCAAATTATTCATTGCATCACGTACCGAGTAAATTCCAACTGCTAACAGCTTTTTGCGCTCGTTGCTCGTAAATTTTTTAAGCCCTAACTCCGCTTGCTCTTCCGAACATTTCAAAATAACTCGCATAAAAAGAATATCAAGTTTCTCCGGAGTAATACTCTTCCAACGCTCAACTTCGTTATTTGCTCTTGCCACTGCCGCATGCAAGCGCGGAAAATCATCAAAAATTTTAAAATTAACATTTGACAAAAGCTCCGGAACAGGCTTTCCGTTAATTCTATACCAAATAACGCTGATCGACTTAATATACGCTTTCAGAACATCCTGCCGCAATAAAACCTCATCTGGAATCGCCAACTTTTCTCGATTCGAAATAGAGTTCTCAGAAAACTTTCGACATGAACCCAACGCTACAGCTAAATCCATATCGTTCGGGTTCACAAGCGAAAAATACTTCGAAAGATTGATCAGCGCATCACTAAAGTGATAGGGGTCCATATACATCTGCGCCGCAATTTTTCCTCTATGTGCCAAACGAAAATGCTTCGTGTAATCGTCATACATAATCATACGACGCATACGCATATCATCCAAAATATTGGAAAGCATGCTTTCTTTCACTTCTTTCGGGAAATTGTTTTGATATTGTGTTAACGTGCGGTTAAACCATAAATTAAACCCTTCAAAATTATCAATGCGTCCAAGATATTGAGCACCTAAAAAATGCATCGCCAACCATTCTTCTTTGTGCAATACAGAACGCACAGGTTCTCCTGTCAAAATACGCCGCTGATGATAGCTAAAGCGTTGACTAGGAACCATAATGTAAACGTCGCCTTCAGTATCGTATTTTGGGCGACCTGCTCTTCCCATCGCCTGTTGCAACTCGTAAACTGGAATATCCATTCGTGCAATATCAACTGCGGTAATAATTACGTTCCTGGCAGGAAGATTAACCCCTGTAAACAAAGTAGACGTACTAATCAGTACTCGAATTCTACCGTCTTTAAAAGATTGCTCAATGTTTTTGCGCGTACCTTTATCGTAATTCGCATTGTGAAATGCTACAGGCACTTTTTTGTTCGAAAGATACTCTTCAATCTTCTTTCCCCATGTTTTCTGCCATACACAAATCAAAAACTGCTGATCAGGTTTCTCGTCGCAAACTAACTGATCAATCATAGCTAATTTCTCTTCTTCCATCGCTTCACGAACCGTGTTCGAGAAAGACATAAAATGCTTCTCCAAAACAACAGGACGATATTCGCTCTCAATAACATAGGTTTCCTTGTTATTAAGAATTGTAAACCAGTGACCAATTTCATCAACGTTAGGAAGAGTCGCAGACAACCCGATTAATTGTACGTCCGGAAATTCATATGTGAACTCAATCAATGCGGCTTCCATGTTGGTTCCACGATCATCCGCAGAAAGCAAATGGCATTCATCGACAATCAAAATACCGACTTCATGTAACCATTGATTCCGTGGTGAATGAGGATGCCTTAAACGCGACGCCAAAGATTCCGGGGTAATACAAATAATCTCAGCCGCATCAATTTCTTTTTGTTTATCCGTGTCCATGCGGTAGTCACCGCTGATTACAGTCTTAGCATACTTACTCCAAGGGTGAGTTGGTAATTGCCAATCGTCAAACTTCTCTTGTGCTAAAGCTCTCATGATACCAATATACAAAACCCTTTTCTTATTGCGTAAGTGCTTATAACCAAACATAGTAATCGCTTGGCTTTTCCCCGAAGCAGTAGGAGCCGCAACAACAATATTGTAATGCTCATTAATATGCGGAACTAATAGTTCCTGCATTGGGTTTAAATGACACCCGTCTGGTAATCCTGTTAACTCTTTTTCTAGAATCATGCGCCAACTTTCCTAAGAAGATGATCTGCTTCCAACCACCTGTTTTCCGAGATTAAAAAATCAAACTGTTGATATAGACGCTGAACCGTATTGAAGTTTAAACGGCGCGGCTCGTCATTCAATTTCATAGCACGAATCTGCAAATAGTTTAAATCCACAGTATTAGTGTTCTGCTTCAACCTCTTTAAAAACGAATCTTCGGCTGTAAGTGCAATCGTAACTCGTTGTACTGCTTGTTTAAAACTCAACCCTTCTTTTTTTCGAATTAAATCTATAACATCTCCACCTTCAGGTGTACAACCGTAGCAATAAAAACGTTGTATGCGTGGAAATATTACAAAGGCAGGAGTTTTAACATTATCATGCAACGGACAGAAACCCATATAGTAAGGTCTGTCCGTGTGTTCGTGATAAGTCAACTCGATTCCAAGTTCCTCTGCCACTTCTACAATATCGCGTTTATCAAACATTAATCTTGTAAGTCTGCATCCTCATCCTGATCATATGGAGATTTCTGCAATTCTCTGCCAATAGCAGTTCTTCCATACTCTGGAGCGGCTTGAACAGAAGCCGTCGCAAACTCGATTTCCAAAGAGAAACCGACGTTATGCGCTTCATTCCGCGCTTTATCAACCGTACAATGGATAATACCAGGTGAACCCACAAACTCATCCACTTTAGGGGGAACATAGGGTTGATCAGCGTCCTCTTCAATAATCAACAATGTATCGCAAATATGTTTAATCGTTCGATACTGCACTTCTTTCCGCTGATTAATCTGCGCCATCGTTACTACAGGACATGCATAATATAAACCGAGTTGTTTTAAATCATGCGTCACCTGTCGAACTTCTTCCCACCCTTCTCGTCTTATAGTAGGCTCAAACTCTGTTAGATAATCTGCAATAATCAAATCTGGCTTTCGCGTACCCCAATGCTTATCAATCTCTCTACGAATCATATATGTGTTAGCACAAAGTTTAGGTGGAATAAAAAGAAGAGGGTCTTGCTCGGAAATAATGTTCACATATTCTTCTAATGCGGCGTCAATTAGCTGATTTTCCGCATCTGTTCGACTGCGTTTATTACGCAATTTTCTTGAAGGTATTTGTGTCTGTCGAGATAAAAACCTCAAACCATTTTGAGGATGAAGCATTTCACGATCAGCGCAAACAGTATTCAATCCGCAAGACAACGCCGCATAATAAGCAATATCATGCCCTATAAAGCTTTTTCCAGAACCTGAAGGTCCTGCAATAACGATTAACTCTCCAGGAGCCATGCCACCTAAAATCCTATTCGCATCTAAATAAGGGTACGACACGCTACCCGACATGATCGAACCTTTCTCTTGAAGTTCCTCTTTCAGATATTCGGCAAACGTACTCAGCGTCAACGTGCGCTCAATCGCGGTTTCCTCTAGTCTCTGGTAAGCAAGCACCTGTGTTAACGATTGAACTAGATATTCAACACCACCACGTGGATCATTTTTTAAAGTCGCGGTTCCACGTTGCATAATTTGCATAGTCTTATTAGCCGTATAAGCTTCAATTACGCAATCGAGACTATATTCAAAATCATTAGGAACTACCCCCACTTGAGAAATAACAATCAAAGCTTCGTTGATTCGCTCTTTATCGAACGTAGACAACTCACTACGCTTCATCACTTCCGTAACAATAGAATCAACAGTTGCAGGAGCATCATACCGATGAAATTGTTCTTTTGAAAAATCAAACAATAACGAAGCTTCAGTCGGAGTAAAAGTGTTCGCTTTTGCGTCATACTCGTAAAAGAACTCCGAAGTTAGAACCGTGTTAGCGAAAATTTTTCGTGCATACAAAGGGTCAAGTTGACCGTTCATATCAATCACGTAGCTTAAAAACTTAGCGTAAATAGGCTCCACTACTCACTTACCTCCACCGAAAACCACTTAAGTTGCGTATGGGATTTATCCACAAAAGCACATTCCACTAAACCCAAAATATTAATCATGCGCTTTGCCTTCACCGCTTTCCAAACTAAATCTTTTGTGGCTCTCGAAACAAAACCGATAACGTGTTTTGTATATTTTACAATAACAGCCGTATCATCATGTACATTATGGACATCCCATTCGAAAGTAAGCGCGTCCATCCAGTCATCATCGTTTAACATAGCGGAACAGCCTTCAGAATAATGACTACAACCCACAATTGTAATTACGTAAGATTGATTTTGGGCCACTTCATAACCTCCGCAAAAAACGTCTTTTCCATCTCACTTTGAAACTGCGGTGTATTTCGCGTCTGAATAATCGTAGTAGGTTTCAATTGTGAGACTCGCGTCCTAACAATCGTAAACAATGCTTCGCGGAAATAAGTCGCTTCCGTTGAATAGTCAATGGCTTCAACCACTAACCAATCACAATCAATTAAAGGACCTTGAATAGTTTTAATGTTCTCGACCCGGCTAGACCCTTGCACCCAACTACGATAAAAATTGACGGTGAATAAGTACACACCTTGAAACCCGCAGTTCGCTAAAGCAATAATGTATTCCTTAATCTTAAGGTCTAACCCGTCCGATAGTATTTCATAAGTGAAATCATGTAGTTTCTTTTTATCAAAATACAGATGCCCACCTTTCTTTGTAACTTCCGTTGACAATCTTGGTGAATTAGTGCGTAGTAATTCCGTCGCCATCTTCTTTGAAATCCCAGCCCTCTTTAAACGCTCCAAATACATTTGATGATCAACTTTAGCGTCAAGCTTGTGACAAGATTGCATCTCTAAACGAAAAAACTTAGGGTCAATTTTTTCCGCGTTTACTGGAAACACTTGCCTGGTTCCCTCACATTTCATTTGATCGTCTGGAAACATTCGACACTTTTTGCATAGCGCGTCTAATTCTTTAAGACGCAAAACACGCGCTTGCTCTAATGCCGTTAATTTTTTATGATCGCTACGGCACCATTTCTCATATTGAATATACTGATTCGGCTCAATGTTTGCCATAAATTTCGTGCACTTCATCCAAAGACATGGCACGACTCAATTCAGAATAAGTAGTGTTTGGACTCGTAGAAAAAATCGCTTTCAATAACCCATCTTTTTCTATGCGTTCTTGATTGGCTCTTAACCATTTCGCATAGGTACTCACACACTTACCGATATTGTCAGCCTGACCATACAATTTCAAATCCACCGAAGCCAAAGGATTATGCAGATAGCAATAATATATTAAACCACATACCTCTTTATTACTCCAACCATTAGTGGTTTTCCAGTTACTAATCCTAACATTAAATTCCTTAATGTGCAAATCCGTGAACCGTCGTTTAAACAACGAATAATCAATGTTCATGGCATCCGCAAATAAACGAATATACAACCAAAAAGGTGACCCTATTGTATCCATACTAATTCGTTCTCCGGATGTTCCTGTACAATCGACTTTAAAATTTTCAAGCACTTCGTAGAATGGGACTGCAAAAAGTCCGCTTGATCTATTGGATACCATACGTATCCACGAGTTTTGTTGTAATGGCCTCTAGCTGTCGGTCCAGAAAATGTTCGCGTTGAACGAATACGCTGACGCAACCGTATCTCCGTTTTACCACCCGCAAGCATGCAAACAGCACCCAACGAAGGAACATCGGTTGCTTCATCAAACAAAGTGGTTACCACGCACATTATCTCTTTGGAACGAAGTTTTTCTAAAATATCCCGTCTTTCGCTTTTAGGTGTACTGCTCGTTAAAACCACAGCTTGCGGATACAGCTTATGAATTTCGTGAGCGTGTGGAATTCTCGAAACAATAATTGCCACCGAATGTCCTTCATCAATCATATCTTGAGTAAAAAACAACGCTTCGTTATTCCTTTCTCGATTTTCAACCACATACTCTTGATAAACTTCTTGATATAACTGCCTCTTCCGAAACGCGGGAATACTACGATTTTTGGAGTATCCGAAGTCTCTTTCCGGCATTCGCATCACATAAACCGTAACAGGACATAGATGCCCGTGTGCAATCTGCTCACCATATGTAACCTCAAATACTGGACGACCTATATAAGCGTTTACAAAAGGTTGCAAACCGTCCTCTCTATCTTCTGGGGTTGCACTAAAACCAAAAACAAATTGCGGATTAGTTACAAAATTTAAAGCTAGCAAATAAGTATCCGCCGCTGAATGATGGTGTTCATCAACAATCACGACTTGCGATTGCGCGAAAGCAGTAGCAATTTCTCCTTTAGGATTCTCAGCAATCTCATTTGACAACGTTTGAATCATGTAGACCGTAACATCTCCTAAATCCTTATATTCTCCAGACACTCGACCTATATGCTTAATGTTTGTCATCTTAAGAATCGTGTTGTAAGCCTGATCAAACGGTTCTCCCGCTTGTACAATAATCGCTGTTTTCAAACCAATTCTAGCAATTAACGCCGATGCAACTGTAGTTTTACCAAACCCAGGCGGAGCCTTTAATGCACCATAACGTGAAGCGTATAGCGCATTCACAGCCTCTTTTTGTTTAGCTCTATAAGTGCCAATAAACTTCCAATCATATCGATCAAGCTTGTCCAAATTAGGGAGATTAACTGTGCACTCGATACCATATTCAGTTATGAATTCTGCGACTTGAAACATCAACCCAAGGTACATCACCTTATTGGAATAAAAATAAACAGGATTGGTTAAATCGTTAATGTCATACCAAACAAATTCATTTTGGAGTAGGGCCTCTAACTTCGCTGGAACATTACCAACAATTTCCCCCCGATTATAACTAGGACGGATATACACGAAATGGCCTCTTTTCCTGATAAGGAATCGTACCCATACGCTCACGCCAACCGTTGCCCTCTCCCCATTTGGCATAAAATAATTTGGCCCGTTCCTCTCCACGATCTGAAAGATTCATTTCTTGCATTAATCGTAACGAGTAATGCCCATCATGATAGTATAGTGGGGCATTTACCGCAATAGAGTAGTAGCCTTCTTGTTCCATCGCATGATACAACCAATCGTCCTCATAGCCATGACCACACTCTCCAAAACAACCTTCAGTTACAAATTGCAGTTTGCGTAACAAATCACCGCGAAATAAACCATACTGTGTCCAAGCCATTGGAAACCACTTCGACAATTGCACCGTACTTTGCATAACTGTTTGTGCTTCTTTGTAATTTGCAGTTCCATTCATTCCAGTTGCTTGTACACGTTCATAATCATTATAGCCAACACACCCACACTCTGGATACGAATCCAAAATCTTTTGATAAAACGGAATAGTGCCAGGAACATACAAGATATCTCCGTCAATTAAAAAGATACTTTCTCTACTCGCTAACCCTAACCCGACATTTCTACCAATAGACGACCCATAATTTTTATTCAACAAAACAGTTCTAACTCTCTCCACATATTCTCGACGCTTGGATAGATGAGTGAAATATTCCGGAGAACCGTCACGTGAACCGTTGTCGACAAGAATAATCTCGTCTATAAGAGTCTCTTGGTTTAAAAATTCAATCGTCCCTTTTACAACATGCAATTCATTCCAGTTTAAAACAATTGCACTTACGCCTCTGTGACCGCCATTTGCGTTAATCTGTACAGCTAAATCTGAATGTTCCATTTCTTGTAAAAGTATTCCTTATTCGCTTGATTTACGTAAGTGCGTCCTTCGAGTTCGTGATGATGAATAATCAATGATTCTCGGCATGGTTTAATGGTGTATCCTGCTGTCAGTACCCTTAACCCGTAATCAACATCTTCTAAATAGATAGGTGTAAAATTCTCATCCATCAACCCCACATTTTGAAACACGTCGCGCCTAACCACTCCATACCCTGCGTATTCCGGCATTTGATTCCAATCCAGATTAAAAGCTGGCGGACTTATAAACGCGCCGTAAACCGGACCGTCGACCACGCTACGTTCTTGAACTCCAGGAACTGCCATACCAACACGCTGATCCTGCAAAGCCTCAATTAAAGAAACATCCCAATGCTTCGTTACTTCAATATCGTTTGCAATTCCAGGAACTGTAAAATAATCGCCGCTTGCCACTTCACATCCACGATTAATCCCGAAAGCGTAACTACAACCAGGATAATGCAAAACTCGACTATTAGGCAGGTCATGCACAACCAACCCATCATAGTCATAGTTCACCAAAATAATTTCAAATGGGGTGGCTGTCTCATGAATAATCGCCGTTAAACACCGAACTAACGAGTCACTTCGGCCTTTCGTTGGAATAATTATCGATAGCATCCAATTCTCCAAATAAAGACTTTCCAAATTTCCTTCCAATTTAAACCTGTCTTTCCCCCTACATAGGTCATAGAAAATTCTTTAACGCACCAAGTCTTATCCATAATTTTGGGGTGAAGCGCAATCGCCATATTAAATGCATACGACGGAATGCGCCTTCCCGTATATCGATCTACAATACTTTGCGCCGCATGTTTTTTGTACGCCCTAAACCCGCTCGAAGAATCGTGAATCGGGCTTAAACAAAATATCCGCGCCAACTTTGAAAGACATTTGCGAAAAATAGACTTATGTTGAACTTTACGATTACCTGCAATCACATCAGCCTCACCTTTGTAGTTATGTAAAGCCACTAACATTTCTCTAAAATTATGGGATTGAACATCCATCACAATAATGTAATCGGAAGGTTTAACATTCATCTTCAACGCAAACTTAATTCCAGTTAGTACTGCGCCACCGTACCCTTCCCCAACTTGCTCCACTATCGCAACCATCGGATGAGAACTCTGTGCCACATAGCGTGATTTATCAATGGAAGCTTTATCTCCAGCCCCATCTACCATAATAATTGGATAGATGGATGGAATATTTTCGAGAGTAAGTGGAATGTTTTTTTCCTCATTGCGAAAAGGGATCACAACAACATCCATTACGATTTCACGCTTTTCTCTTGCATAAGTTCCACATACTGATACGCTCTAGCAGTCACCAACGTATCCACTTCGATAGTCTTATACGCTGTAATTCCAGTCGTTAACCCTCCCCAAGGATTACCTGTTTGTAGAATTTTAAAACCACATAGATCAAGTAATTGCCGCAATTCTACTTCGGTATAAAGATATGTATGAGCATCAATCCACTCTTCAGAACTTTTAAGCGGAATATCGGTCCAACGCTCAACTGGATCAAGCCCTACTTGATAGCGACCACGATAATGACGACTATCTTCAAAACGAGGTGTTGATAAAATCAAAAGCGCACCTGGTTTCATCATATTTCGAACATTACAAATAGCACGAATTGGATTACTATTTAGGTGCTCTAACACTTCTGTAAACAACACAACATCTGCTTCAGGAACATCAGGTACAGGCCCACTCTCAATATCGTGTTGAATAAATGGTATACCTCTAAAACTGAGTGCTTCCGCATTTACATACTCATCCACAATATCGACGGCATAAACTTTGTAACCTAAAGTGTAAGCCCCCAAAGACAACGTACCATACGCGCAACCAATATCGTGACAAACCAAATGCAAGTCGTTTTGTTTTAAATTCCAAAAAGCCCAAGGATAGTTATCCCGTAATGTTGCGTCATAACTCGCTTGATTGGAATGACGATTTGGATTCGTAGCATGGATACTTTGAATATGATTAAACCAAGAAGCGTAAACTTCCTCCGGTGTCTTACATTCCATTTGTTGTTCTCCATCAAGCATTGATTAATTCCTCCCATTGGTCCGCGATGCGTGACCAGTAAAAATCGGTGTTAGAAAACCCTATCTCGCGTGTTCCAGTCAATAAATGCGTACTCAGCATATCAACCCAATCATTAGCATCCAAATCAAACTCAAACGCCGGACCATCTACTGCATGTGATAAATTGATTCGTCGAACCTCTCTACCATCTGCCACATCAGGTAGTCCAGCCTTTCCTAAAATTTCTGAAGTTGCGCCATTATTAGTATAGTAGCACTGCACTCCGTTATACAGCATCTCCAATCCCGCCACACAAAATGTCTCTGGAAACACCGAAGGATAAATCCAACGGCCTGACGCTTGCGCCAACTGGGAAACTTGATAGTGAGGAATCCTTCCCACTATCCGCGCTTTCATTTGCCGAAGCGCATACTTGTATCGACAAGTATCATAGAACGCTTCTTCCGTTAGTTCCATGTTATTACGCGCTTTTCCGTAAACTAACAAATTGTAAAACCCATAAATCACCCAAACATCGCTAAATAAATCAGGCTTCTTTTGCCAAAAACGATGTAAATTATCTAACCCACGTTCTGGTTGACTCGACCAAATTACACGAGTATCGTTTCTTCTCTTTCCAAAACTTTTCCACGGCTTAATTCCATTTGGAATATGCACACATTTGCTAGCTTTAAGATTACATTTAATAGCTTGTTGTAATTGCCATTCTGAAACAGCCACATATCGATCAATTACTTGGTCATTTGTAATTCGATAAGTGTACGATTCTGGAATATCATGCATCCATAGAACCTGCATTTTTCCTCTGCGACCTGTAAGAGCTTCCGGAATCCGAGAAGAAATGTATAAATCACACAGTTGCCCGGTATCGTGATATTGCGCCATGTGTATATAACCAACACCCGCCACAATCCGCGATTTAAACGTAGTGTTGTAAACTATAACTTGATGACCACGCTTCACCAGTTCTTCCGCTAAATAAACCACACAAGACTCTGAAGCCCCTATGCCCCATTTACGCGGCGTAGTTCCATCCCAATCTTCAATTCCTGGAGCCACAATATGAATCACTTTTTTAGGTTGCCCAACAGATTCCACTCGAATCTTAACGCCTGGTTTGTCAAGATCAAACCCAAAGGATTCATCGGCTATCACAAAATCAATATTGTCTAAAGCGTGAGTTCTTACAATTCCAAACTCATCAACAAATAGAGATGTTACACTCTCTGTCCAACCGATAATACCAAAGCATTCTCCTATCCGATTAACTACAAATTTAAGTCTATCAAACTGCGTAGGATTAGACTTCTCGTATTGCATAAGACAATCATTTAAATCGGTTACAAACGAGATACATACCCGCTCAGACCGACATCGCATAGTTTGTTCGAAAATCTCCGATAAAGGTTCATATTGACCAGATACCAACGTACATGGAGACAACGCTTCATCAAGCGACGCCTCTAGCATACTTGGAGTGTCAGGCATGCAAATTACGCTTTCATAACCTAGTGGGTGTTCCTCTAATGGACGAGGTGTTACCAAAAACTTTCGTAGCCTTGGATGCCCATCTTCCTTATAAAGAGTATCGAGTTTTTCCGTAAAGTGGAAATAATATTTAGATGCAAAAGACAAACAATGTGTATCGTTAAACACAAGTACTTCTTTAAATGTCCCACGTTGTAACAAAATCTTTCGCAAACCCATCGCTTGGTTCACGTACTTTTCATCCGCGTAAATAACACCGATGTCATGATCATCCAAATAAGCACGAATCGCAGAATCCAATTGCAAAGACGAAGCATGAGGTTTCGGGCAATCTAACGCTTTAAAGTGATTCCCCATAGCCAACCAAACATTGCCTACCAGTCTAAAATAGATTAAAGCTAAAACCGAATACTTGTACTTCCCATAATACGCTGGAAGCGTAGTCGCAACCGTAGCTGGCATAGCCTCATTCAAACCTTCAGCCTCCTTGATCGCTAGCTTCGTGTCTCGACTAAAGATATACAAATCACAAAGTTTCTGTCGAGCGTCATTGCGCGTTGGTTCGTACCGTTTGGCAATAGTTAAAAATTCAATCGCCTTAGCTTTATACGCCTCAATGTCATCCCGCTTGAACAACTCAGCATAAGCTTCTCCGCATGCAACTGCGGCCTCATATTCGTAATAACCTCCGGGAGAGCGCGAAAGTAATTGTTGAGAAATTTGAATTGCGAATTCCCATTGGTGCCGCGCATTCGCCATACGTCCCATGTAGTAGAGAGTGCGATCACTTTTATCTTCGGTTAGATAGTTTCGCATCATGATTTTCCAGTTTCGGTCGCCGTTAACTTTCGCATTGTCCGTACCTATGGGCCTATGCACAACTGGACAATCATTATAAGCCACAAAATGCCCGTCAGGTAAGTTGTAATAGCAAACCTCATGCAAAGGTTCTCGCCATTCCCACCCTTCAGTTCCCAACATGATTCGTTCTCGATAATGAACCACGACAGGAAGATCGTTTTTATCCACCTCATAAATGTATGGAATTAAAGCGTAAACAGGATGCCCCGGTGTCGTTCGATTAGACCATAACTCCTTTGCAATCTCGAACCACCGCTTAAGCGTCTCAGAAGTAAAGGTGTCATCTGCATCTAACCACATCCACAAATCCGTATTCACATACTTCAATGCTTGATTTCTAGCGATTGAAAAATCAAACTCCCACTTCGCTTCATGCACCTCAACCCAAGGGTATTTGTCTTTTAAAAGTTGAACAGTCCCGTCCGTAGAACCTGTATCCAAAATTACAACTTGATCAAACCCTATGCCATCTTTATCTGAGGGAGCAATCTGGTCTAAAATCCTATAAAGTAAATGAGCACCATTCTTAACAATCATAACCAGACCGAACGTACAAATTCGGTCAAAAGAAGTGGAATCAACGCGCATATCCTACATTCTACCGGATACTAAACCTCTGTTAAAACAGCCCCACATAAATAATACGCAACATCAGATGTGCCATTATCTTCTGTCAGAATAATTGTGTCTCCAGGCTCTAAAACTTGCCCTAACCCACTCTCTCGATAAGACTCTTCATCAGATAAAATTGTCTCTAAAAATTTATTCGACGAATCCGCAGAACCACCATTTGGCACAATCCACATACTCACTAAGCGGTCCGCACCACTACTGTTATGAAACGAAATACTGGATAAAATAGCTCGTGCTGAATCTCCGACTGTATACACAACTGTTTGAGAAGTGGGCACTTCACCTTGAGCTAAACGTCTAGCAACTGATGACTGTGGCATAGTTTAAATTCCTAACCAAAAAAACGGATCGTTCACCGCTTCAGCGACAATATTGATAGAATCCTCGCTTGGATTATCATGCAAATACACACCTTTTAAGCCTTGAATTTTTGCGCGAGTCTGCTCTGAGATTACTCCAGGGTCGGCAGGATCATATACTAAGCCTGTAGTCTTGCCTTGCGATTGACCGTTACCCCCGAAGTTGCTTCCGCCTCCGCCTACTCCAAACACGTAATTCTGAACAAACTTATTAGACCGTCCAGCAGGTAGTTCATCGCTAATTGCTTTCTTTACTACGCGATTGATTAACCGCTTTGTAATCGTGAAATCAGAGTCAAGTTTTCTCGCTATCATGGGTCTGTAATCGTAAGAATAGCACGTTTTGTATTCGTTCCATAAATTGCGTCGACGGCTGTGTTAATTTCACGGGGTGGTGGACGACGCCCACCGTCCCAAACACGAGTGGTTACATCGCAATAATTAGTCGTGTCTCCTGACGCGAAAAACAAACTAGGTGGCAAGTCTAATAGTAATGGAGTGTTCTCTCCATCATAGCCAATCACCTCCGTAAACAAAACAAGCGCACCTGTAGCCGGAGCAGGAGAATCTAAATTCACCGTTAACCGAGAAACTTCACCACCTTCCACTTTATTCGGGCTAAAGGCAACAGACGCCAAACCAGGAAGTTTTAAAACTACTTTCTGACGCGCCACACTCTCCTGAACTTGAGCATACACATGGTATACGTAAAGCGGTAATAACGCTCCTGATCCAATATAGAAATTAACGGACGTTTCTCCAGGCTCAACCAACGCACTTCTAGGCACTTTCAATTCGGAATCAATTGAACCAATGAGTACTAAGACGCCACCCTCCGGAGCAGGTTCATCTAACGTAACCGTGCCTATGATTTGTTCTGCAACCTCATCCGCTTGACTCACAATTTCATACGCCGACAATTCAAAAGCATCGATTCTCATAGTATCATCTTTAGTTGATATCGTAATTCAAGACTTGGAATTTTCCAACTCCACTTACATCATGGGAAGCCGCAACCACTAAATAAGTTTTTCCGATTCGAGTCTCCGGATGAATCAAATAAACTATGTCGGCAACTTCAACTGTCGGAGCAAATGCCGTCACCGCAATCGGTGTAAAATCAACATAGCGTTCTTGCAATTCCGCTAAAGCAAATGATTTAGCTTTATCAAAATTATTCAAATACAAATTCTTCTCCAAATAGTCCGTTCTTCGTCGAAGTCTCGTTGCTAACTCTTTATAATCACCAGTTCCAAATATTCCGCTCACTCCAAGTTCAGCAGTTGCAATAATTCTTCGACTAGTCCAAATCTTACATTCAGCTAACGTTACACGCACTCCAGCATCTTTATCACTTGGTGCTTCCATTGGGAAACGATAATGCGATTGACCGTTAGTAAACTTTAAGAAACGACACCCAACCGGAAGTCCACCTTCAAACTCTCCAGATTCAATTGTAGTCGTAGATTCTTCCAGCGCAAATTCATCGACCAGTAGTTTCCAAGCTCTGGAATTCGCTGATGGGAAATAACTCATGTCATCTTGATCCGGAGACGAACTTAAAACAGCACCAAACTCTGCTTCGTAATCCGCTTCAGTCATGTAATGAACGATTAACGATTGAGAAATCGTGTTACCTTCTAAATAATGGTTAAACCACGTAAACTCCAACGCTTCAATTTCAATCGGTGTACCTGTAGACGCTCTTCCTATATCTATCGCGCATAAAGCTGTATCCTCATATTTCCAACGCTTAACATCTTTTGGCTTACCTTCCTGAGCTAAAATCACACCGTATCGAGTAACCCACGCACTATTGCCTCCACTCGGAACTGGAGTTTTTGGATTCCCATTGAACACTTGTTGCCATTTAGCGTCCGCTTGATCTTGCGTAATAGTGATTCCCAAATAATCATCTTTATCAGGATGTTTCGAGGGGTCTGCATAACCATCTAGCACGTAAGCGCGAACCGCTGATGTACCACCTGCGGCAATGTTTAATCCAACATTAAAAGTGTCCGTAGATTCTCCTTCAATCACTAAGCGTGTAGCAATCCCGTAGTCACCGTGATCTTCATTAATATCCAAACGACCAACCAGTTGATGGTTAGGTGCCGCACCAATTAAAAATCCAACAAGTTGACCACGAAGAACCCCATCGCTGTTAATCGATAAACGATAGTTCGGTGGAGCGTATTGCAATAGTTGCTCAACAATTTCTCCCCAATGCGTTTGATCACTAATCTTCGGTCTAATAGGCGGAACCGATGGAGCCAACGCAGTTGGACATGCATCTAATTCAAAGTAGAAAGGCTTACTTGAATCGTTCTCTTGAAACCCGCATCGATAAGCAACCTTTCGAATAGCATCTTCCACAGAGTTGTAATCACCAATCTGAACGACATCGCCAACAGCCAACCCCTCATATTCTGGATTAACCGGATAACCATGTATATCATGAAGTGTAATAACACCCAAATCTTCAATGATTAATTCAATAGAAACTTCATAAAACTCGGCGACTATATCTAGAAGAGGTCCACGATCAATCGTAACAGCAAACTGGAACGAGACATCTTCTAACGAATCTTTGATTTGTCCCCAAGTCCAATTCACGCCAAGCGTTTGATTATCGCCACCATATTCCACAAGCGTCCAGTCAATAGTTGTAGTAGGCCAATAACTCGTTAACGGGTTCGATACGGTATACAAACTTCCCACACGAATCTGCATAATATGGTCTTTCACCGCGTCTCTCGACGCAGTAAAACCGTAAGGATTCCTACACCGCCTCCACAACTTAACCTTAATTCCAGTTATCTTGCTATTGTCATCCCAATCAACAGAAGTACGTGGTATAAATGCTGTTAATGGAATGTCTGCAATATTAAACGTACTATCAATTGTATGATCCCCTACTGCTTGAATTGCGTATTGAGTTCCATCACCTGGAGGTGGTGGTGCGCTACCATAAGATGACCCCTTAACCCAATCGTTATCTTCAGTTCCGATGTTTGTTAAAACAGTATCAGCATCTATCTTCTCATTCGCAGTAATCTCACGTGCAGTCCCGTTTGAAACAAGCTTCCATAATTTTCCTTTTGCATTTCCAGTTCGAACAAGAATTGATTTACCATCAATCAACAACCCCGCATCCTCTAATGTAAGTTGCCAACGATTTCGAAGAACAAACATGTCCAAAACTTCAGCTTCTTTCTTATCTTCGATAGTCGCGTATCGGTAAAATTCCGCCATAATTGTCGACGGATCACCCAAACCACGATCACTCACTTTATCTAAAAGATAGGTATTATCAATCGTAACGGCACCCTCACCACCTAGAATTCGAACCGCGCCTTCCGAACCTTTGATGCGAATAACTTCTTTCGGATCGTTAATACCACCCTTATCCGAATCATTTTTATCATAATTTTTAAAATCGGTAACCCAAATTTTAGTGGAAGGAAACTCAGCCCAGTTCTGGAAAACATTATCAATGTCCGGATTATCCGAATCCCGACTCATATGATATTTCGTGTACTCCACCGTTGAGGTAACTACATCCAATTTTCGTTTCCGAACTAACAGCCTATCAGGTTCTATTGGGGTGTGCGCTAAATCCAAAGTGAAAAGTTTATTCAGCCCCTTCAACGCCACCATTGCGGTGCGGCTACCAGACGCAGATACACTACTTCCAATAGGCCCTTCAACCAAAAAATGCCCCATCGAAACCCAACCCGAATCATAATCCAAAGACTGGCTTCGAAACCTTCGGTCGATCTTCACATAAGTATTAGCGTTTAACTTGGTGTTAATCTGCCCCGCATTCCAATCTTCGTAAACAGTCATCGACGCAGTTGAAACTAGTTGTTTAATATCCTCATCGAAATTATAAGAGTCCACAAACTCTGTGATATCTTCTTCGTTTTCTAAAACACTGTATTCATTAACGCCAATAATGAAAGGTGACGGTTCCTGCAACGGATCACCCCCCGTTAGATTAATCTTTGCATAAGGCCCAAGTTTCCCAGTCCAATAATGCGTATAAACTTGGTTTGCAGATAACGCTTTTGAATACAGCGCAATATCGTCGATATAAAAGACAGGTTGTGTATTTCTGGGATCACCATCCCATCCACCTACAAATAGATTGGAAGTCGGCGCGTACTTATACTTCCAATCTTTACCCCACGAAGCTGAGTCCACTAACTGACCGTCAACATACAAACGCGCTTCACCGTCTTTATTAAGCGTAGACACTACGTGATACCAAGTATCTCGCTTAAAAATCATCTTTCCGCTGGTGAAGAGCTTTTTGGTGTGATCAGACCCGTGCCAATACATGTAAAAAATTACGCCCCAATGGTCATCGCTTTTGACAGCGAGATTAAAACCTTTTCCATGATCGAATCCAGTTAATCCAATAATGCCGTCTGGGTGGCTAGACCATGCATCCTTCTTAAACCAGACCTCAACCGTTTGCTCTCCAGTATCTTCCAACTGTTCAAAATCTCTGATGAATCCAGGATAATCATCACCAGACATTTTTAAGGCTTTACCTGGCGGATCAGACGACAAGTAATTTGCAGAAAGAATAGGGCTTTCAACAATACGGTTTTCATTCCATTGTCCGGCTCCACGAGCCACGCTTAAGTTTCGATTCGCTAATCCTGATTGAGCATCGGGAACGTACTTATAGTCATCACCACCTCCATCCAAAACTTCATCCATTTTCCAATAATTCGTAGGGCTATCAGCAAGAATAAGTTGTCCGTACCGTCTCTGATCGGCATAACTCCCAACAACATCATTATCGAAATCCTCATCTGGTTCAAGATAAGTAGCCCCTAAACCTAATCCATATATTTGAGTTGCAGTTTGTTGATTAAATACGATTGGAAAAACTCCAACTTCATCCATGTGACCATCAAAATTAAACCCTATTCCATCATTAAATCGAACAGCCCCTGCAATCCAATTGCAGTTAGTTACGTCAAAATCTGGTTCGTTTAAAACTACAGCGTCATTATCCCAAACCTTTACACCATTCACATAAACGTAAACAGGATTCGTATCAACCCATAAGCGCGGATTGTCAGCAGAAATCGGTAAATTAGGATACGTCAAATCTCCACCAGGCTGAACCGTAACCACAACGCAATACCATTTATCAACTTCAAATATAACATCTGCCGTATCCAAGTAAATCGATTCATCGTCATTGAAAACAATCCCTAAGCGATTCACTCCTTCATAGCCTTGTAGGACAATAGAGCAAAGTCCCCCATCTCTAACACCAACATTTAATTGTTTGCAAAGCAAACCGTTAATCTCATCCGCATCTAAAACTCTATTGGGCTTAATCCACATCACTATGCTGTAACCCAACTCAAAGTAAGAATTACTTAAGCTAACAATACTATTCGCGTAACCCACACCACCAAAATCCACTTCAGAATCAGTTGGGTCTGCTTGTCCTGTATCCCAAACCAAGCCCGTTCCATCAGACGGAAAATAATGTAAATCTTGATCACGTCCTGCGCTCCCCCAATTCCGCGAATAAAAACTGGAACCACCATAGTCTGACTGCTCCATCGACCAGTAAACGATGGGCATCTTAGCAAGAAGCAGTCGCTTATAAGTAACAGCAAAATGCGGACGACCCCAATTAACGTCGTACCTACGAATCCGGTGCTGTATCTCTACATCCCCAGCGCGTATTAAGCTATCAATATTTAAACCCATTATTAATCATTACCAGACCAAGAGTAGCCCAAAATGCCGCTTGCTAATGTCACAATCTTTACCCTAGAAAGTTCAGGATATCCATTAATCGGTGGTCGTACAGCAGTTACCTTTGACTGAACAGCAACATTACCAGTAACAGATCGAGTCTTAATAACCCCAGCCCCAGGAATCGGAATCTCAATTAAAAACGCTGGCACAATCGCTAACCTATCTGAATAGAACTCTACATACAAGTTAGTGTAATCCGTAATCAAATCTGCTTGCGCTCCACTCAAAGTATACGTGTCAACCGCGTCATCGTCCACACTCCGTGTGAAAGTGACAGCCGCAATTATTTTTGCCGTCCCCTGCAACAAATACACCGTAAGCTTTGTCGTGCCTCCCGTACCCCTTCTCCATTTAATATTCAAAGTGTGACCACTATTAACTAAAGGATCACTAAACGAAGTCAGCTTAAACTTTTGACTAAACGTAGAACCATAAATATAAGTGAGGTCATCTCCATCCGCAAGTAATTCTGCCAATGGCTTGCTGTTCGTAGAACCAAACCACCCAGTACCTGATGAATCAATCGTAGTTCCTGTAGTTGTTTCTGAAACGGCAACAATTGCCGTTACTGTCCCATTTCCAGGTACTCCCATAGAAAACGCACTCACAACCGTCCTTCCGTATTTGTGAGCCACGATGTCTTTAATAGCTCGAACCCGTGAACCCAAACGGATAGGCGTGATGTTGTTATGTCCACCTATAATCTTGCCGTAACGACTACCCGCCGCTTTGCTAACAATCGCAATCTTAGCAAACGTGCTGGTTCTGACTGTAGCGTATACTGTGCACACTCCAGTGTAAGGTGCATCGCGCCACGTTAAGTCCACGCCACTAATTGGAATCGCTACCTGCTCAAATACGACGGTTCCTGTATAATAAGTTTGCGCTAATTGATGAGGGCTTAACATCAACTCCTTAACTCGAACATAACCCCTCCAAGTGTATTTGAGATGTGCTTTAATTCGATCATGATAACGGCGACCGTCTGCATTAATGACAACCATTCCGTAATCAGGATAAACGCTATACGCATCTACATCTAAGAGTTCTCTTCCAACCATCAGCATCGATTCCCAAGCGTCACTCGCTTCTGGATCGTCTGGTGGCTCGTGCCCAAATGGAAAAATCGGGTAATGCGGAGTAAAGTACACATGGTCGGCATGCCCATTCACTAAATCCGCGTTCAAACCCACTAACCTTCCCCAGCATCGTGCCATCTCATCATCGTATTGAATCCAGAAATTCTGTTGAGTATTATACAATTGGCGTAATTGTTCCGCCATCAAAACAGTCATCAACGACTCTTCACCCCAATCAGCTTTCCATGCTTGCACATGTATCTTTCTTCTGTGAAAATAATCCTGATAGGTATCTAAATCAAGAAGCTGTGGTGATTGAACAGCCACAACCTTTTGCCCATCTGCAATATGATAAACCGCATCAGGCACACCAAAATTGTCGTCCAGCACTTGACTGAATGCCACTGGTAGATCGGTATGAAAAACCCCGTCTACAATAAAGTAGCCATCTTGCCTAGACATGTTTCACCGATTTAATTTTTTAAACTCCATCACAAACATCGACATACCAAAACTTCAATTTTAGGCTTCTAAACTCATAAGCATAACTCGCATCATTATCTCCCAACAACTCTAGTTTCAAAAACGAGTTTAATTGAGCACCCGTAGCGGTGGGATACGTTACACCCGTTTCTCCGTATGTAGTTCCGTAATCCCAAAAGTCTCCGTTACCACCTAACGAAAACTCTGTCCAATCGTTGATTTGTGGATAGTTAATAGTTTGTCCCGCTCTTCCAGAGTCGTAACTCCCAACATGAACTTTCCAGGTTAAATCCGCCACACGAACATATGCAGGTGTAACGCGAAACTCGCCACTAACTCTAAAGCCGACAATTCTGCTATTAGCCCCTAACGTTGGTGCATCAAAACGCTCCGCCAACAAAGAAAACGCACCATCAATCGAACCATCAGAACTAATCGCCAAACCCCCCGACTCACCTTTGAATACGGTATTCCATCCGGAAACTGCCGCTTCTTGATACGTAAGCGCATCCACACTACAAACAGGTGAATGATGCACCTTAACCGAAACCGCTTCAATCGATGGATAGATGCAAGTATCAGGTGAATCAATAGTTGCAGTAGTGGTAACGTAAACTGTGCAACATGGATTGTTTACAGGATATAACGGTGCACCTTGAGAAGCATATGCATACATCTGAAGAGTCAACGACGCCACCCCATCCAGAACCTGTACTTGTAAGAGTTTCGTTTCTTCCGAAACTCCAAACTGCCCACTCGCGTCCATGACAAAGGGGCTTCCTATTCCGTTATCCGCTGTTTGAGAATGATCAGCGTCTGAAGAAAATAACCCATTTCCTGCATAGGCTTTAGCGTAAACCTTCACATACAGAAACGGTGGGGGATCACCACCACCAATCCACGTGAACTCGTGCGTAATCGATCCAGACTGTTCGCAACTTAGCGTTCCTTGAACTTCCCCAGCACAACACATTTGCCTAGATGTGTTCTCACCAGAACTTCCCCAGGCGTCATCAAAATCGGCGTCACAGCCACCATCTACAATTCCGACTCCAACTGCCGAGCCGTCATAGGATTTAGTATAACTCCAGTTAGCTCCAGCGTCCGGGGCACAAACCGTATCCCACACCGTTTGTAAACGAAATCCATTAGTATTTACAAGTGCAGGGGACCAGACACCAAAAGGCTTACCCCAGTCGTCGTTCTTACCTCCCCAAGAATAATCGCTAGTGGCATCGATGAAGTTCAAATAGGCATGATCACAAACCCTCACAGGTTGAGCACTTTTCGAAAACCAACTGGAATAAGAGGACGGAGCCGTATTCAACTTTAGGCGCATGTCAACTTCCGCTACTTCAGTTGGAGGCTCTAAACACCCCTTGTCTGCTCCCGCAATAAAACTCGTAATCTCCACTCCATGCACGTAATGATTAGTCGGTATAGAGAATCCTGTAATATAAATGTCATCCTCTCGATGCGTACAACTCAATAAAGAATTGACAATAGTAATTTCCGAAACTTCGTCGCTGTCACATCCGCAATCACCAATGTCCGGACCAATCTCATCCCCATCATCGTAACAAGCAGTCAACTCAATATAGTCCACCGAAACTACCGTATCGTCTAAAGCTTCATACTTGACAGAAACACCCATCGCACCGTTCTGTAACTCGTCCCACGTAAACGAATAGCCTTCCAGTTCATCTGAAGTCACGTAAAACGAAACTGTTTTTTCAACCCCATTATCACCTGTTGCTTTATTCTGGCCTATAAGTTGATCGTTATAGAACAGCCGTGCAAAAACCATCCTAACGTTAACATTAATATCATCGTGATGAATAATAACTTTAAATTTAGAAACCCGTAACTGAACATCGGCTGGTGGCGCTAAATTAAACTCCTCAGCGATCAACTGCTCTGAAAATTCCCCTAATAACAAAGTGCATTGTGCATAAGCTCCATCTAAAACCTTTGCGTTTCCTAAGTTTGCCCACCCAATTAAAGATTCATCGCCGTGTGTCACTAACGCTGGCCCAACGAAATCGTTACAAACTTCCCCGACATCATTAATTCTACGATCACCATTTTCGCAATCGCGGCAAGGCTCATCCACTAAAAATTCATCGAACCTTTCAAAGCTTAACGGAGGCTTTAGCTGTTCGAATACAACAGTTCCTACATACAGATGTTGCGCCATCACTAACTGCGCTAAATTTAATTCCTTAATTCGAACATACGCTCTCCATAAATATTTCAACGTCACAATAGAATTCGCGTTGATTGAACTTTCAAACACCACTAACCCAATGTCAGGATCAATTCTGTATGGATTATCGTTCCAATCCACAATTACGTTATCAATCCTCAGTTCAAAATAACAAGTATCTAAAGAGTACTGACCGTCTGGATCACCCTTTCGATAAAATGCAATAGGATAAGTAGGTGTGACAAACTGAGTTCGGTCACTATCAATAGCTTGAAGAGTCGCACAATCTCGACTCATTTCGTCGTCGTATTGTAACCAGAAACCCTTTTGTAAAGTGTACAGCGTCATCAAATGATCGCGCATACACCACGACATGAAAGCGTTATTCCATGATACCGACCAAACTTGACTGACAATGTAACGAGCATCAACGTACTTGTTAACCGCATCACCAGAAAAACTTTCGTCAGAATAGCTATACCAATTCTTTCCTGTACGCGCAGGTTGTACAATATTCTTTCGTGTTTGCGTTAACGTCCTAACTGTCTCGCCTTTTAGCCCATCTTCACCACTTAGCCATTGCCAACCATCGGGCAACGAGTCATATTCAACATCTTCTAATATGAATCTCCCGTCTATTAAACTAAAATCTCCATAATTCAAATCGCCCATTAACGACCACCCAATGCGCCTTGAAGTCCAAGTTGTGCGTAGGCTCTACCTGAGTACCAACGTGACGATGTTCCATATAATACGTCACCCTTAATCGTGCGGAAGTAGTCAGCTTGAGGTCTTAAGCTTTTGTCGATTCTAGAAAGTAATTCTTCCATTCGCTCTCGATGCTGTTTTTCCAAAGCGCGTCTGCGCTCTTCCGCAGGATTCGGTTTACTTCCACCAAATAGACCACCGATTAATCCACCTAATAAACCTCCAGCTACCATGCCCCACGGTCCCGCCATACCTAAAGCACTTGCGAAAGTTCCGCCAAGTGAAGTTCCAATATTTGCACCGAGACTAATAGCACTAGGATCACGTCCAGGAAATAGCGCAGTCCCTAACAAAGTTCCACCATAGTTTCCAGCTAAACCACCAGCCAAATTTCCTAATCCAGATTTTATAGCTCCCCATTTGTCAAACTTGAGTGTCATTCCACCGCCAGGAAGATTTACTACTTTTAGAAACTGTCGCAATGTAGGATCGTTCAACGCTTGCTCTAACGAAGGATTCTTAAACATCGCTGTCATCAATAGTTGCGCGGCAACATTCTGACGCTGACTCTGTAAATCCATTAGTGGACTAAACAAACCCCCTACTCCTTCATTGTTAAAAGCTGTCCCATTCATAACACCTAGCGGATTACCTATCAACATACTAAATAGATTTCCCGCAACGGATTGATAAGCTTGGGCATTCTGCATACTCGCCAAATTCATGCCTTGAAGTTCGCCCATCAGCGCACCTCTTCCTGAACTAATTAGCGAATTCTGAAAATCTTCATAATAATTGGGGTTCGCAGAGATGTTCTTTTCATACAAACTAATCGGGCGCATTAACGGTTTGCCATCTGATCCAAGCATGGGCATTCCATACATACCAATCGCTGGAACGTACCCAACAATCGCCTTCTTATCCGCAAGCATCTTAGCCCCCATCGCTAATTGCGCTTGTTGCCCAAGCAACTCATAACGACGAGACACGGATTCCATCTGCAAACCATGTGTATCTGTCCATAACCTAACACTCGTTTGTGGTGAACTTACTTGATCAAAAAGTCTCTGATAAGTCAATTCCTCTTGATGCATCTGCGCTTCATTAACCTGTCGATCATAAGCAAATTTATCTTCTCTTAAAGATCGCGCACGTTCAATGGACAATTCTTTCAAACGTCGTTCCACTTCAATTGGACCAACCTGGTCCGCAAGCAACTTCGCAAACTTTTCACCGAACGACGGAGCCATTTCAATAAACAACTGGCTTAAAGCCGATTGCCACGCATCTGGATCAGTAATACCCCCAAGCTTAGAAGTCCACCCACTAACCTGGTCAGAAGAAAGCACTCTACCAATTCCTGGGAAACTAAACCCAAGCAACGCACTAATGGCAGACATATCACCAGGCTTCGCCGTTCGCGCACTCTGAACCGCGCCAGCAAAAAGCGTATTTGCTTGTGAAGTTAAACCAATCTGGGACATCCTCACAGAAAGGAGATGTCTATCAATTTTGTCTAGTTCGGTTTGCCCCGCAATATCGGACAAGTTAACACCAACCAAACGCGCCGCTTCTTGATATGGAATTGCGGCACGTTCCGAATACTTACTTATTGCGTTTCCGAATTCACTCAACGCTCCGCGAATCATTTCATTTGCTTGATTAATTTTAGCAACCGTCGCATTAATCTCTTCTTCGATAGCGCGACCTAACTTTGCAAATCCACCTGCCGTAGTTTGAGTTATGCCCTGATTCACTTCACTTGGCAAAAATCCAAGCGTTTCTAAAACCTTTCGATACTCCGCAGGATTTTGAGACAACCTACCCGCTTCACCTGGGTGCAAATTGAAATACTCATAAGCTAAATTGTAACGTCTAGCTGAACCCATTCTTGAAGGCAGACCATAAGCCTCTAATGACCCACCCGGACCATAGGCACCAGCACCGTTCATATACTCATAAGCTAATCGAGACAAATTCTGCTGAATTAAAAATACTCCGCGATTCTCACCTTCACCTAAACCACCAGACATCCACCCCATTCTCGCCTGACGATAATCCTGTCGACGAGATAAAGCCTCATCTGCCATTAATGCAACAGCCGCTACGATACGTTGATCTGCTTCAATTTTAGCTTCTCGATTACGCTCCGCTTCCTCTGTCTTAAGGAAGCCTTTCGACATAATTGCCGCCGCGTCCACGCGCATAGGAGCTAGAGGCCCAGCATGCCCCGGACCTAAAATGCGATCCAGATACATTCTCCCCAAAGGACCTTTAGGTGTAGGACCACCTTGAAAATGTCGCATTAAAGCTTTCGCGTAATCCCCACCATACTGAGTCAAGTACCGTTTCATCAACGTTGCAAGTCCACGCATATTCTGAACCGGATCATACGGATCAGTTACCCCAACGTCCTTCATTTCATTAGATGATAGTTGTCCTAAACCATAAACATAGCCAACACGCTTATCACCAGACCACGTTTTACTCCTAGGATTCCAACTCGATTCTTGTTGAATTTGTTTTTCAAATATATCAGGATCAATACCAAACTCCAAAGCTATGCTTCTTCCGATTTGTTTAAGTGACGCTTTATTACTAGACGGTGATTCAGGTGGAACCCAAACTCCACCAAAGAATGCGCCTTTAGATGCGGTTCTCGGCATGGGAGTTAACGCACTCCCACCTGTAACACCAACAACACCTCCACCACCGATAGTCGGTGGTCCTGCTACATTTCCAAAACCAGGCAACGTAACTAGCGTATTCGCCACTCCTTGAATTACCGTTGCAGTATCTGCATTAACTTTCGATGCTTTATCCAGAACATCTCCAAAGGTTTTCATCTCTTTGGACCATTCCACAATTACAGCTTTATGCTCATTGAATACTTCCCCAATTTTCTGAAGATTCTCAACGGTTTTCGCATTAAACTCTAAGCTTACAGGGGCCTTACTTGAAACACCCATTTGTTTAGCCACAACCTCCCAAGAGTCACCGCGAGATTGCAAAATTCCGATTTGTCGATTAGCTTGAGCATTAACTACTCCAGTACGAGTATCTATCGCTTTATTCTGGTCAACAATAAACGAGCGCATAGCGCGGGTCCAAGTAGCCCGGCCTTCCGCAGATGTACGGTCAATACGGTCGATACGGTCTTTACGTTGATTCAAATCAAATTCAGCTTTCTGTAAATCTAGATTTTCTTTTCTCGTTTGAAGTTCGTCTTTCTGAACCATGATCGATTCACGCATCGTGCGAATCTGCTCTTCATAAGATGACTGCAACTCAGCTAACGACTGCTTATACTTTTGCTGAGATTCAATTATCTCACCACCCAACTTCACTAACTCGTCAGGTTTTCCTTGAGCATCCAAATATTGTTTTGCAAATCCCTGTTGTTCGACTTGAAAACCATAACCTAACGATTGGGCCGTCAAACCATACTTCTGAGCGGCTAATACGGCTTTACGGTAGCTATCCGGAGTCACACCTAATGCCGCGTCTAATCGAGACAACTGTCCTGCCACTAAACCTGATTGATATTTTAATCCCGCTACTGCGGTTTCACGTGGAAATGTTTCTTGTAAATCAAGAGGTCTACCCAAGAAATCTACACTATTTGCTAATGCTAATCGCGCTCCCGCTTTACCTACAACATCAGGATACAGCGCGGAAACCCGCTTAATAAACTGCATGGGGTTCGTTTTTTGTAACTTTAAAAGTTCCGATGACATTCCAACGCGCATGTCTCGTAGTACAGATGCGTAAGTTTCCGCCATTATTGATCGAGCAAATTCAGGATCAACATTTTCCATCGACGCTTCCATACCAATGCGTAATGTATCAGCATTAGCCCCAGAATTAAAAAAATCACCTAATTCCGGTTGAGCCGAATTTACAGCAGTAGTTATTGCCCTCGACACATATCCTCGACGTTGAAACACTAACGCACTAATTTGCTCTGGAGACATCCCTTTAGCAGACGCCTTCGCAATCAAATCAGCAGTATTAGCGTCAATTTTTCTTTTCTCTTCCTCGGTATAGCCATCTTTTCCAGACCGTCTTGCTAATAGCGTATTTCGCTGAGTTTCCTCTTCCTGCAAGTCGTTTTTATAACCGATTAATCGAAGTACGAATGCGCCAATGACTGCCGTTAACCCAAAAAATCCAGCCCCAAGACTCTTAAATGCGGAACCCAAAGAAACCACCCAGTTATTCAAAACAGTTTGCACCGCTTGAGTTTGCAAAGCTAATCCTACTAAAAACTTTCCAGTCATGAAAGTTAAGAAACCTGCAAACAAAACACGAATATCTGCAAATGTAGGACCAAGCGTTTCCATAAACCACATAAGTGATTTTGCAAACGCTTCAACTGTTTGACCAAAACTACTAGCAAACTTATCTATAGTTCCATCCGTAGCCCACTTTTCAAACATTGCCTGTAAACGCGCCAACAACGGAATCAACCTTGGAGCCATCTTTTCTCCAATCGTAATCCCAAACTGTTGTAAAGCGTTCATTAAACGAGTAATCGCAGTTTGATTAAGAGTGGACAACCGCCTCAATGCGGGAGCAAAACCATCCATAATTTTATTAAAGTAAGCGACTAACGCCTCTGGACCTTGTTGACGCGCTTTTCCCAACGCGGTTTTGTCAAAGCCCATTGTTCTTAACACCTGCGAACGAACTGTAACTTGACCAGTCGCTAAGTCACGAATATCTGATTGCACCGCAGTTGAAGATAAGCCCATTGACTTACCAAGAGACGCGATAGCGGTAACAATGTCAAGCGATTGTTTTGTATTCAAGCCTCGTGCCATAAGTTGCGGCGCACCAGACATGAAGTAATCAAACATCTCTTTCGTAGTAAGAATTGAGTCTGCCGCTTTAGCACGTACTTCATCGTAAACTTTCCCGCTGAATTCGATAGCCCGTACAAAGTTTTCTGTCGTCCCCACAGTCTTACCAGTCGCATCTCTAAACTTAGCAAAGGTGTTAATCAAACCACCAAGGGTATTAACCATTGACTCCTTTTCTGCCGCCGCGCCAATCGTTCCTTTTGCAAGCGCACTACCAGCACCAAATAATCCCATACCGTAAAGGGAAGTGCCTAGCATCTGCGAAATATTGGTAACACGCTTATTCAAGTTATGAAATAGCGTATCGTTTAAATTTCCATAAGCATGCGCTCCACCGCCTCCACCTCCGGCTCCACCCGCCATCGGACGCATACCTGTTAGCCCGTACCAAAACCTACTAAACAAATTAGGTTTGCCGAGTTCACGTTCACGTGAATGCATTTCACGTTTTAATGAATCAATAACTGCCACATCAGGAACGTCCTGATAACCTCTTCGTCTCGCCCATCTACTCTCGTTTAAAGCTTCATTAAGTCGTGACAACTGATCTCGATTCATCTTACGTACCAACGTAGGGTCAGCCGACGTACCACGCACCATCTCAAGATTCTCTTCTAAACGTTGCTTTTTACGAATCTCTAACTCTTCTTTTGCAGAACGAGTAACCGCATCACGTCGATTTTTACGATGCTTTTGAATATTATTGTAATCCGTAACACGCAAACGCTCTAACTCTTGTTGATATCGAGTTTGTAAAGCAATAGCTTCTTTTAAAGCCTTGTCTAATTCGGCTCGTTCTTCAATAGAAAGCTTCTTCTTTTTATCCGCAAGCCTTTTTTGACCATCCAAGATATACCGCTCTAAACTTGCATACTCAGCACGAATTCCTTGAAAACTTCCGCTCCCTGCAATGCCACCACCCAATTGGCTAATCTTTGCTCGATCTAACGCGGCTCGAAGCCCACCTACTCCGGTTGCCAAACCCTGCGCCTGAAGATTCACAAAACCCCCCGGTGCACCCATTGCTCCGGCTCCGGCTTTAGCCAACTGCCATTCCAAATTCGATAGCGTTTCTCCATGCGAACCGATTTTAGAAGTTAAACCTGTCGCCAACATCTGATATTGCTGGGCCGCAACATCATCACCTTTACCTAAAGCACGAGTGGCTTGACCACGATAAACCGCACGTTTCTTAACTAAATCCTGAATCAATGCACGAAGAGCGGTAGGATTAACATCAAAAATGTTTTCACGCGCCATCTCTTTCGCTTGTTGAAACGCAGAAGTCACACGACCTTCTACATCCCACATTCCCATCTGTGCGCTTCGACGAGTGCGCTCACTTCCCTTCACACTTCGAATGTGGGCAATCGACGGCATGATATCGTTCTGCCATTTTCTAATTAGTTCTTCTGCTTTAAGTATTTGCCGATCCGCATGAGCAGACTGTGCGGCAGTCATCATTCCACCAATCTGTTCACTACGCAACGAGCTAATCATTCCACCCAAATGTCTAATTTGACCAGACGCACTTCGCTGTAGATTAGGATCATAAGCACCATGCTGGGCCGCTCTATGTGCCAACTGAGTCGCCTGACGCACACGTTGCATGTAATCAGCGAGTTGTTTTGCTTGTGCAGTTGCCAACGCCGTCGTATTTCGATTAGCGTCTCCAGCAATTTTTGCAAGTTCTTTGTACCCTTGCGCTAACGACTGCTGAGAAATTTTTTGAACCTTAGCTGATTTAGTTGCACTATTCGCTAATGCATCCAACTCTTTTTGCGTTGATTGAATCCCGCTTCGAGCGTCCAACAACACGCGAAGCATAACGCGCATTTCTTGAGTAAACTCTTTTCCAGGTTTTAATCCTCTAAAAAACTGTTGCGCTTTAGCTTGAATCGCTTGTTGCTCTCGTGTATCCGCTAGAGGACCAAGAGCTAACAACACTGCTTGATGGATATCTTTTTGTGCTAACCCTTTCGCCATTCCTGCCGCATGTGCTTCCGACATCTGTTGCCCAAGCGCATGCGCTTCGCGCAATAACCGTGATTTATGTTTACGAATTAACTCTTCTTCAAGTGTGCCTTTCTCACCCTTCTGCGAACCATAAAGTGTAGCAAGCGCATTCTTGACAGGTTGAGTAAAATACTTTTGAGAAGCATCAGCAAGCTTTTTATTTTCCGCCTGAGCCTTTCGTAAATTCTGCGATAGGTCTTTAATGCGCGTATCGAGAGTCGTCATTGCAGACGTAAATTTCTCGATGTCCTTAAGCGTTTCAGAGAAATCAACACCAAGCTTAACTTTCTTAGAGAATTGAGCAAAAAGCGCACTTAATTCACGCTCCAACTCCCGTAGGTCAGACGTGATTTTTATTTCGCCGCGAATCTGATCCATTAATCGCTATTTTGTCATACCTACTAGACACAGGAAATTCTAACCAATACCAATTAAGTACAATTACATAAGCGTGATCGCTCGAAGATAGAAATCATTCCGAATATCGTACACAGCCCAATCGTAAAATAACCAAAGAATGGACATACGTTCTTCCACCATGTAGTCAAAAGTCCATTTGTAGACTTTCCCTAAGATGTAAACAATTTCCCCCCAATCCGTAGATGGAGAATCTACAGTTAAGTCGCCTTGTTCGGCTTGCTTCTTGAGCTTCCTTGCCGCTTTGAGCCTGTCGTGGATGGCTCTCCTTTGATCAGAGAGACTAAGTTTTTTGGACCATCATCCTTTTCCGTTGACTCATCGCCTTCCACAACAGGAGTTAACCCTGCAATGTTTATTAGGTCAAAAAACGCGGGGCCTGTACTTCCCTCATCCACAGACATCAACGACGCCACATCTAACAACTCGTAAATATCGTTTTGATTCATAGACTCGAACTGATATGTACCATCTGCATTCGTGCCAACGATTCGACCAAACTGAACTAACAAGAATGCCATTGCTTCTGCAACATTTTTTTGTAGTGATCCATACATAGGACCATACGGAGTAGTCGTAACCCCGTCTACGATTTTTAATTCAGGTTTCTGATCTACTGGAATATTCTCGTTAGCTATTTGCCCCATAGCGTAAAAAACCCAAAGAATTTTGTTTACATACGCATCAAGCAACTCACCATACTGCGTTTCGAAATCCAAATACGACCTAAGAGGCAAGTGACCGACACCTAATGCAATAATTGATTGGTCCTCAAATAACTCGAACATTTTTCCAGCATCAATTGTGCGATCAATATAATCAGAGTCACCCTGAACGAAATAAGGAATAATTTCTCGACTTGCCGAAAGCACTCGTAAACTACGATGCTTCGGTCTTTCAGGAGGTTGAACCTTTGGGGTTGGACTACGCATACAACTTAGTATGCCATAACCAGAATAGGGTGCCTTTTTCAAAGCACCCTACCTGTCAACAATACGGACTGTACTTGTTAGATACTCGTACCCGCAGGAAGAACGGTGATGAGGTTGGGAATAGTCTCATCTGGAGCCGTAAACACCGTAGCCGCTTCGGAGTTTCGAATAGTTAGCTCCACGTTGCCGTTTTCAGGAGTTCCAACATTTCCGCTATCACCAGGCGTTGGGTCCTGAGTTGTGCTGTCGTATGTACCTACAAGCGTACAGTCCATCATAATTCCTGCTTCACCGTTCACAGGCTTACTTGAAGTCAAGTACATACCCTTGGGAACAGTAAAGATAAATTCTTGTCGATAAGTTGTTTGATCAGTTAGGAACTCTGTACCCGTTCCACCCGCACCAGCCAACCTAAACTCGACCTTCTGGAACACAATCCGTTTCTCTGCGTTGAACGGGAAGTCCTTATGCTCCACACCAAGATATTTACGCATCTGAATTTCATTTTCTAAGTAAAGACTGAATCTTAACTCAGCACGAAATCCGAGAGGAAAGTGACCAAACGGATCGCGCTTGCGGTTCATACCCCGACGTTCATTCACGTCTTGTCGCAATGAAAGTGAGAAGTTTTGAACGATACCTCTATCAACATTGTCATCAAACAAAACCTGTGCACCTACAAACGACAACACCGAGTTAGCAACAGTATCATAACCCGCCGAACCTAACAGCAAGTTCGCATCATTAATACCAGACGCATCGGCATCATAGTTGTATTCTGATCTCGCTTCAACTGCCACACCAGCAGTCACAATCTCATCCAACGATGCACTAAAATCCATACTTGAAATCATGGCACCCGGATAAACATGTCGAAACGGGCCTCGACGCTGTACAAACGTGAACGTTTTCACATCGTCGATATCGCCTGTACGGAAATAGTGCTCATTGACTCCAGAATTGCTTCCGCCATAAGCCGATGAAACATCCTCAGTACCGATGTAGTTCATCATCCCAAGCATAAGCGGAATCCACTTTTCAGGTGTCACCTCGAAAGTGAAATCACCACCCGCCCCTGCTCTGCCTACCGCAACTTTACGCGGACGCGCACGTTGACGAGTGAGCGATTGGCTTTCCAAGTTAACAGCATGGGAGTCAAGTGTGGTGTTCCGTGCATCCAACAAAATCCCCGCTTTCATAGCTCGACCAGCCGAATTCTCTAATTGGAACGCAACAAACGTTTCCGCGCCAACCGCTTGGAACCGATACGGATTCTGCGCCATCAATTCTGCATCGGTATATGCCCACCCAATGATTCGTGGTCTAGCAGTACCTACTCCAGAATCAATACCATAGATGTTAAGGTTTGCACCAGCAGGTAAGGTTGAAGCGAAGTATGGACGAACTTCAAAGTCCGACACATTCCCAGAACCCTTCTTAATAAAACGGTTCGGAATCGCAACTTCACCAACCGTACCATCAGTCACGGTTCCACCTGTAGCAAACAACACACCAATCGGAACACGCAACGTCGCCGCTGTAATCGCATCATTGCTATACGGTTGATTGTAATCTGCTACTGCTAACGCACCAGAACCAAAGTCTGAGGCCCACGCATACCAAGAGTAGTTTGCACCAAGTGTTGATCTAGCTTGAGCATTAATACGCAACCGCGCACGAACTACCGTCATATCCTCATCGGTAATTACGTCTCCAGTAGCAAAACGCAACAACGCATGGAATCCCGGAGAATTACCTCCCGAAGATTCCAGCCCTAATAAAAAACGATTAGCAGTCGATGCTCCAGAGCCTGAGTCAATCGTACTTCCATCAGTACGACGAGACGCCGAATCTGGATAAATAGGAGTGGTTTCAAAATTCACGGACATTTCTTGTTACCTCGCTGATTCCTCTTTTACTTCCACGAAATGTTTACTTGCTTCAATCAACCTACAGTAATCACCATAGTTTTTCAACTCGTAAACCTTCCCTGCTACAAAAGACCGCAAACCATTAGAAAGAGGATATGCCAACTCGATCCCTTGGCCCCCTACATATTTCACTTTTATGCTAGTCGGTTGTGGCTCAGGTTCCGTTTGAATTGGAACAACCCCCGGTTCATCCTTCGGCTCTTCGTCTACTGGCTTTTCAGCCTTAGACGCTTTGTTCAAAGTAGGTTCTTTCGTTTCTGGCATCTTCAGTACTCAGCACCCCGTATTATCCACCATTCTGCCCATTTAGTTATAAATCTGGGAAAGGATTTAAAAAATCAATTCAAAGCCACATCGAAGTTTATAAGATAGACACGCATAACCTCGTTCCCTGGACGCTGAATAAATCCTTTAGTCCACTCGATGTTCCCGTCCCCACTCAGGCGGTTTTGAGCGTCTGTTCGAAATGCCTGGATTAAAAACACTACTTGCTCTTTCAGTAACGGCAGAGCAACGAACTGAGTATACATATCAGATTCCGTTGGAATCCCAGTAATGTGTTTAGTTTCCAACGTAACTTCAAACCCGTACATCCGCTGAGACGCCTCAGCACCCCGACGAGTTCTCGCGCCTAAAGCCCTCCACGCGACACTTCCTGACACTATCGCACAAGTTGAAAAATACTTAACACCTGATTCCACCGCTTCCTTAAGAGTCTCTGGGTCCTCGTCGAAAACCCGTACTTCCGATAGCGGTCCTCCGTAAATTTTTACGTGATCACCAGCCGCAGGTTTAAGGTTAAAAAACGGGGAAGTAAGAAATACACTATCCATATTGGACTCAGAAATTACAAATGACAAACCTGCACAATCACCATCTAAAAATTCAACAAGCCCTGCTTCCCAACTATTAACCACTGACTCGACATTCGACTCAAACGTTAATTGCAATCCACCAAAGCTAGTAAGTGCGATAGAGTCAATCGTCGTTGGAAAAGTGCGCTCCAACATACTTGTGAACACGTTTAACATTTGAATATCAGTCATAACGCATGCTTCTCACTTTGGCATTATTTCTCAAACGTGGACCACGCTTAACGTGAGCACCTGTAGATAAAAAAATATCAGTTCTTCCCATAGCAGTTAGCTCCTTAAGCTTCTTCGCCATGAGTTTTTTCATGTTCTTACGAACATCATCTAGTGCTCGATCCCAAAATGCAATACCAGGTTTCTCGACTGACCTCGCCGCAATACGGCTTTTCTTGTCCAATCGATACCACCGAAACAACAACCATTTTCCATTATGTGGAACGATAGTTCGCGTTTGACCAATCGGCAAATTATGTATCCGTGCATATGAAATACCTTCACCCATCGTCACTTGCACCGAGTCTGTTTCATGAAAAAATGAACGGAAAGAATGTTCAAGTCCTTGTGATCGGGGGTTATCACGCGGCACTCTAGACTCTTTTTTACCTTCACGAATATAGTGAACTGCTCGTGCTTCGAGCATAACCGTAGCATCATTCATAATTTCATTACGCAAATCCCGATCAAAATTCTGAACCACCGACAACATCGATTTTTCAATCTGGGCTTGATTCGCAAACTTCACATCAAAACGTAGAACACGTTTACCATGCGTTAGGTTCTTAGGGTTACCTCTCATTGTTGATCCTTCCTAACTAGACCCAGATTGATTTCGTTGCCAATAAACTGCACGTCAGTTTCTGATTGAATAATATACTGCGCGATCACCGACTGCTTAACCCAGCTATTAGTGACTGGATGCCGCTTATGTGTAACCTCAATAATAGAACCCACACGAATATCATCTAAAGCAGGTAGCCGTTGGAATAATAATCGATAACGTATGGGCCTATCACCATCACTACCTCTAACAATCTCACTTTCTAGAGTAGTTTGTATTTCTGCAAAAGCCCCCACTAAATCGGTATAAACTGGTGTATCCCCCATCACATAGCGTTTATGTGCGGAGTTATAAGTTGGAATAGAAATGGAAAACTTGATATTAATCACAATGCATCACGCCCTAAAGAATGATCTATTTCTCCATCCATCCAAAATTCTTCTACTTACCTCCGGAAGAAAATCAACAGGCAAATCCACCCCTTGTTTAGGTGTTTTGTAAACCGTAGTGCGCCCCAAACCACTATCCATTTGCACCAAATCGTTATAGATTCTAAGGTCAAAAAAATGCTTGACCGCATAAGTCATAGCATTACGAATAGCAGTCGGCATTTCATCCGGTTTCCAGCCCCAATCCCCTACTACTTCCACACTCGCTAAACCTAAAGGAAACACGTTATCAACAATTGATTCACCTAGAGAATTAAGTATAGGTCTACGTTGTAACCAAGTATAAGCACGATTCGACTGCAACGGCGTAGGTTCAGCTACCACATCACTCAACTCACTTGAACGTTCATTTGTGGTATCAAGCAACCACACAGATTCAAGCCGCCTAAGATAGGCACCAAGCGTAAGCATGCCCGTGCCTGTGCCGTCATAAACTTTAGATGCAGACGGTTGCCATTGAAATTCTGTCTTGCAATATTGATCCACATGACCTTCACAAAACTCAATGGCAACCGCGATCTCTGCAAGAAATTGGGTATCCGATAAATCGTACCCAAGACTTATCGCTACTTCTGACGGTTGAATGTATCCTTTTGACATTGATTACTTCTTGTTTAAAGTTGGACCTTTCTTTTCAGCGTTTTTTTGAGTGCGCGGTGATCGCATAGAATTCTTTTTCGCTGATATCTCCTTTATTGGAACTCTCCAGAACAGGCCCGTTCGTGGACGCCCGTTCCACACCAACTGATATTGAGGTGACTTGCCGCTTAAAGACACCCCACCATTTCCTAAAAAAGGGGGGGCACCTTCACCCATGTCAGCCATAGCAGGTTCCACATTAAAAACTTCCTTACATTCTGGAAACCCACGTTCTACACATCGGTCCACAAACTCTTGATTCAGAAACGCAACAGTAACTCCAGCATTCTCGACAACCTTATCCGCTACATCCGCTTCTAGAATAACCGCTTGTTGTGGATTTAACACAAATAGGTTGGTCGCGTACTTTTGAACTGAAACGTTCATCAACCCTTTGTAGTGAAAAGTTTCTTGATATTTCATACTTGGAAAACCTCCAAATCATAATACCTTACAACAAAACAGGGAACTGTAAAAACATACAGTTCCCTGTTCATACGTTCAACTCAGGTTACTTCGCTAAGTTGTAGATCAAGTTAGACAGAGGCTCTGCCGTCTCGAACAACTTCTTGAAGTCCATTCGAGCCGTTGCCATGACATAACGCTGACCTGCTAGTGGTTGTCGCTCGGATTCCGCACGAATCATTTGACGATCTCCGAATGCAAACCCACGTCGATTAACTAAGACCGAAGTAGTCTTATTATCAGTTGCGGATGATGCAACACCCGTCAAAGAGCCGTTACCTGCACCAGGAGTTTCAGCACTACCGTTCGAGAAAAAGCCCTTGTTGTTCAAGTTGCTGTAAATTCTCGGACTAATCACAAGCGGAACTCCGTCAAGCATCCCGATCTGACCACTCAAAACAGTGGCACGATCTCCAATCTTGTCCATCGTAATAACTTGATTGAGTTTGAGCAATTCAATGTGCTGTTCTGGCGAGATTAACCAAACTAGGTCATCTGTAGTTACAGCACCATACTTGCCCATCTCCTTTCGAGCATTACGATAAAAGTCCAGACCTTCTGCGGCCCAAGACGATGAAGGCGCACCATCAATTGTCGTCACGTTTGAAAGGAAGGTTTCAAAACGCAAACCATTCCAAGCCGCACGTGAATCTCGAATACCCGCGCCACTATCTGACCACAATCGATCACCAGCACCAGCCGCCGCGTTATCCATCTTGCCTTGTACTGCGCCAAGGGAAGTTCCATAGGTTCCATTAATCGTTGCGTCCTCGATTGCATCTGCCATTCCGTAAAGAATTTCTTCACGAAGCATTTCCAAGATTGCAATGATGCTATCCTGCTCCAACTCATCCGAGACGAAGATAACAGCACCAAGCTTTCTTGCAAGGAACGTAACTTTCGAAGTTCCCATACTGGACGGACGAATCTGGTTAGCGAAGAACGGAGTTGCATCACCAACACTCGTATCGCCAGTAGTTTCGTCAACCAAAAACGCACGAGCACGACTCGTTCGAATCGGAACTTCAAAAGTCTTAGAAGGCATCTGGTAACGTCGGAACAACGCCGCAACTTGCAGAGCAAGCCAAACGTCCGCAACCATGTCGCCAGACAAAATGGTTGGAATCCAATCCCCACCATAACCTGTCGTATCTGACATAGCCTTCTGACGCGCATCTTCAATGCTCTCTTTGACTTTATCCATACCGTACAAACCCGCCATATCGAGACGATCAGCGGCTTTCATCAACAATTCTGGCTTAATAGCCACGTCATCAGAGTTGGCACCTTCGCCAACCCCTTTGTAAAACGCGGCAAGAATCCAAGTCAAATCCCATGCTTTTCGAAATTCTCGATATTCATCGGAGTATTTATTAGTTTTTGAAACTGGACGCAGTAATGTCTTCTGCAATTCAGTTCCGGTTAAGACGAGACTGATGTCGTTCGCTCCATAACCCGCTTGCTTCAGTTCTTTTGCAATTTCCTGTCTCCGCTCATCATTTTCCGGAAGGGCTTTAAACGTGGCAACGATCTTTTCTTTCGCAAGAGCATCAAACTCATCCTCTTGGATTTGTTTGACTTTTTCCTCACGATAAGCATTCGTAGCAGTAGTCAAAGCCTGAACCGAATCAGTAAGAGCAGTTACTAAAGAGGCAATAGTTTCAGAACTCTTATTCAAGTTCTGAGCCGCTTTTAGCTTTTCTTGAAGTGCTTCAACACTATCATAACCTAGGGCCTTCGCCGTTTCAAGAGTCACCGGAATTTCAGGCACAGCCTGAGCGTTGTCGGGAACACCTGGAGTACCAACTTCTTTATTTTCTGTATCACTCATTATGTTTCTCCAACCTCGTAAAATTTCTGGGTTGATCCCCGACTAACGAAGTCTGAGTGACATTATGTAACGCAAAAAGCAGTTTTTTAAAAATCCAGATTAAGCTACTTTAAAAAGATTGGGTCCACCTGACCCACGGTTTCTAGCAATTCTTTAATCTGCCCGAACGTAATCCCTGAAACCTCTGACTTAGTTTCAGCTTTTGGCGACCTTTCTAAAGCATCTGCTCTTTCCAGAATATGCGCGGCAAACTTTCGCAACGCTTCCGGTGAATCCATATAGTATTCAGGCGCAATAACCGTTGCAGGGTCTGAAGGGGTTACGTAATCCTCCAACATCGACATCACACTACTCATAAACGCCAATGCTTGTGGATCACGAACCGATGCATAGATAGAAATATCAACGTACCCGCCGATGGCTTTTATTACTTCTTTAACAGCGTCCGGAATCTCACCATCTTTCTGATAAGAAACCAGCGCATCAGTTACACTTTGGACATTCTGTTGTAAGAAAGAAAAACGCACAGCCTCTTTCTCACCTTCGTTAAAAATAACGTCTTTGTAAGCAAGAGTCTCAAGAAATTCAGGCATAAGCTTATCAACAGCTACCTCACCGTCATTAAACTCCACCACCGGAAGTTTCTTCTCCAACGCACGATAACCTTCAGCAATTCTATCAATGATTGCTGACTTCTGTTCACGAGTAAAATGCGCTCCACCATTTGCACCAAGAACACGCGACATCGACATCGCAATACAATTCCAATCATATTTGAAGCCTTTGTCGGTTGGCACCGCTATCTGAAATAAATAGCTTCCACGAACTTCAGACTTTGCCGCATGAATCAGATCACAAACAACTTTGTAATCTTTCGCGTTGCGGTGTGGTTTAGCTAGTGCAACACCATCTGGATCATACGCGCTTTCCACGGAAGCAAGAACTTCAGCATCAGCAAAATCCGGAATAACAGCGTTTGACTTAACATGGCTCAATTGATTAGACATTGTTTTTTCACTTACAGAAGATTGAATTTCAGGAACCGATCTAGAAAACGTACTGCGTACTTCCGAAGGTAAACGAATCACCCCTTTTTCATACGCTTGCACTAAATCCCCTAAACTATCATATTGATGATAACCTTCGGGAACTACTCCAAAAACTGATTTAACTGTGTCTAATACAGCTTCAGGATTACACGCAATTGACACAAGGCTACCTTCCAACAAGTACCCTAAAATATGGTGATAAACATCGTTAACGTACTTTCCGGCATAAGATAAGAATCCCGCCGATTGCTGAGTTAGAACTCCATCTTTAATCAAAATCCAAAGAAAATCTTTAACAATAGGAATGGGAGACAGCGTAATCCCCTCTAGATACAAGCCTGTTTTCTGTCCAGACTTTATGATGCGGGGATTCGCTACTCGACCAATAGGCAGGGACTTATCGTGGTTATAGCAATAAATCGGATTACGCTGATAGTAAGAGAGATATTTCTCAAAACAATCTGTTTCGACAACTTCCTTCGATAAATCCACTCGTGGTGTGCTTAAAAACCCGGACATAACCATACGGTCATCTCCTGCCGCTTTCTCCACTTCTAAATCGCCAAATACATAGCGCAACGGAGCATCTTCAATGGATTCGAGTAATTCTGGTACGTCTGCCATAACCTTGCACCTCACATTTTAGCGCAACTTTTTAGATGGAAAACAAATCCGAAATGCCTTTTTGACCAGAAGTATCGACTAATTGCGCCTCCCCAGTAGTCGACTGATCCCTTCCACCTTCACTACCTGGCATCGTTAAAGATGGACTAGTTCCCGTTCCAGAACCACCACTTCCACGTGCCTGAGCCTGTGCTAGCCCTGCATCTGCCGCCATCTGTTGAAGCTTTTCTTTCTGCATAGCTTGCCATTGTGGAAACGGCGTCGTGCCAAACTCATCCCCGTAGGCTTCCCAGTCTCGTTCTTCTCGAATCTGATCCGCTGTACGGATACCTGTATTGAAATGCGCCACCTCCACCCGCGCTCGATCCAAGTCTCGCAATCGTAGTGCAGAAACGTTTGAATAATCAAACCCTACAGTCAAACGACTACTAATCGGGAGACACAAATGTTTCTTAACTGTGTTCTCGATAATATTGCCTAAAGGTTGGATAGTGTTTTCCCACATCAAAGCTTTAGCTTCTTGAAGCCCTTCACCTTTTCCAAGCAAGACATTAACTGGAACCCCGAACACCATCGTATGATTTTCTAAATTTTTATCTGCCAACAAAGCTAACACTTCTGATGGAGCAGGTGGTGACGGCACATCAAACTTCATTCCTTTAGTCAATACTAAAATTCGATGAGCATTTCGAGTTCCTTGATGCTGTTCCTTAAATTCTCGCTTCAATTTTATAATCTCATTCTCATCAATATCTGCTTCTATTGAAAGAACACCATCCAAAATCGTTCCACCCGCAAGAAAGTTACGTTGCTGTCTTTTATTGAACTTATCAACTTGCAAATCATAACTAAGAGCCTCAACTTCCGACATACCTTTCCAATAATTCGTGGAGCTAAAATTGTTAAACGGAATTACGCGGTTAGCGGGATACCACTGCTTATCCGTTCCAATATCGTAGATATAACCCTTCACTCCTGTTTCAGGATCAGCGACCACTTTTACATAACTAGGATTCAATGGATAGATTGAATAAATAGAAATGTCCTTATATTCTGAAGCCGTTTCCTCAATAGCCCAATATGCACTTCCACAGAGTTTAAGCCAAGAAACTGTATAGTGAATCAACTCTGGACGAGTCATACGTGGATTCACCCATTCCAACAACTGGTATGGATATCCTGTACGTTTAATCCGTTTTTTACCAGAAGGATTGCGATCAAGCATGTAAACATTAAATGGAACATTCGCTAATAGCCCAGCCACAATCTTCACGGAAGAATGGACTATTGGTGATTGAGCATAAATGTACGCGGCTTGTTTTGCGCTAATAGTATCCGTAGTAGGTACAACAGGATAAGCCTCTTTAACTCCGTCCACCGCAATAGCGGTTCCAATAATCGTAGAAGCATGCACCCGATCAACCGCACTTTTCTCCACGTCTCTTGGAAAGAGCATGCGTTGTAGAAAATTCCTCAACTCACCCATAAAACCTCACAATCATACACCGTTTCCTTCGAATACAACGAAATACTGTAAAACATACAAGCACATTTACGCAATCGCTTGAAAAAAATCATCTACGATGCGCCTAGCCGAAACACCCTCTCGCAATGGCTTGGTCACCAATGAATAATTCTGCTCAGATAGAGTGCACAACCCACCATATATGAAAGCCACATCAGCCAAATCTGCTCCTTGAGTATGAAAAACATGAATCAGTTGATCTTTAGGACCAGACGGTAAAAGTTCTTTTAAAAAACTAGAGTCAACTCGACACAAATAATACATAGACTCCACCGTAACATACTCAGCGTAAGACATCGACCCACAAACATGTGAAGCAAACGGTTCAGACAAATACTCCAAATCAGAGTGATTACGCATTAGCTCTCGACATATCCTGTACATAAAAGCCGGAACTGCTCGATGGGAAAACAACTCTTGAAAATGTTGATAGCCGAAATAACCATGATTGGCTAATTGATAGCTCAAAAACGCCAACATCCGAACGTCATCCCTATCTCTCGATTTTAAACCTAAACACCGACATGTTACTTCCACTAAATCATAGAGCATCGAACGTTCCATAAACACGCACGATGCATACATACCTAACAATAACCCGACCGGAAGAGAAATCCCAGTATTTGGTTCTCCGCGAACAGTTCGCACATAGCGATTGTCACTCTTCATAGAACCAACAGCGTAATAATAAATCTGTAAAGCTTCAGTTAACTCGCGTTTATAATCATGCAAATCTTCTGAGAATATCGGAGTAGTCTGTTTAAACACATGGAGCAGTAGCACAGAAAAATCAGTATTAAAAGATGCCTTTCTCGTCCTCTTTGATTTTGGAAGAACCGTTCGATCCGTTTGTAACCAACTCTTAATCTCCGCCGATTTGAAATCACTGAACAAAACCCCAAGTGTATCCATCACTAAAGCCGTTAATAAAGAGTTGCGGACAGTTTTAAGCAAATACTGTTCTTTGTACGAATCTCCGAAGTTCGCCACAAGCATGCCTCCACTTCCCTATGTCAATATGCCTAGAATAGTTCCCCACATCTTCAATCCATCGCATGGTGTTATTAAACTCCGGTGCGTCGAACACCACAACAGAACAGTACAACAACCAAAAAACGACTTCTATATAATTAACGGGCCACAACCCACAAACGATTCGGTCTAATGGGCGAACTTCGTAATAACCAACAAAATCGCGTTCTACAAAATCAATCGTATGCTCCCAACAAAACTCTTCCACAAACAATCTGATTAAATTAAACTCATCACGAGACGGCTTCACACTATCCTGAAACAGAGCCTGACAAAAGAGTGAACCACCTAGCCGATTAAGCAGAACCTGCATCTCCATTAATTTACAAATGGAACTGTAATACCGTTCGATAGAATTCTTTTGATCTTGTAATAATCAAGACTTGGACGCTCGACAACCGACCATTGGGAGTCCTTCTCTTCTAACTTTCCGATACATAACATCACACTATCCACGTCATCGATGCCAACACTATCCGCAAAGTTAATATTAAGCTGGGCAGGACCGTAAACCGCTTTAAACGCACACCCTCCACCTAAAGCTGGAATCATTTCAAACTCGGATGCAAACTCACTATCTGTAATATTAGGCATTGCAAGCACGACCTTTTCGCTCGACTGCTCACTAATAACCACAGGCTGAATCGTCCTAGACAGGATTAGTCCATCCACCGAAATGAAGCCGCGTTCTTCCAACCACTCGATTGCAAACAGAGGTTCATCCCCTAGTTTCATAGCATTCGAATAATCTGCCACATCTGAAGTAACCCACAAAGAAGGGAGCAAATCCACGATCAACTTGAACTCGTTCTGTAAATCCTCATACTTCCAAATAAACGGACGCGGCTTATTAAACAAGTCCTCGAACGTCTCAATTGGGTATGCACTATATTTCTTAAACCAAGCAAACGCATCGGTGTAACCTTGCAACGCCGCTTCAGTCCGAAATTCATTTTGATAAGAATCGTAAAGCATGTGCAACTCGTCCATCGTTAAAAAGTACGCATAATACAATTTAACCGAGAGCACTAAGCGTTCCGCAGGTGCTTGTGTTGTTAAAAAAGTCCGGATGACGTTGAACTGTTCAGAAGCGTACATACGGATAATGTTACCGTAATGAAAAACTGAACCTTATAAACTAAATTGCCGAAGGCAATTTAGTTAAACTCTAACCCCCCTACCCCCCTTTACAAAAGAATCATACCATGAAAAATTTAAAAGCGTAAACGCAAGAAAGTTTAAGTACAAATACTTATAAAACGATTAAAAATTCAAAACACACGAAATTTCTACTAAAATAATCTCCGTGTTTAATGTAATCGCCGATTCTGGCTTCAATGGGGGGGCAACGGTTGTCGTCTCTGCTCTATGTGGTGCTATTCTTTCCGCAATTGCGGCAGTTTTTACGTACAAAGTTCAAATGAAAAAGGCGTCCATCGACTACTGGACAGCTTTACAACACGCACAACTAGAATTCCAAGCGTCAATTCGAACTGAACTTCAAAATACAAAGACTGAACGCGATGATCTACAACGACAAATTTTCGCTTTAAAAGTACAAGTTGACAAATTAATGAGCCAAAACGAAGCTTTGGTGCTTGAAAAACTGGAGTGGATGCAAAAAACCGTAGTTATGCATGGCCTGATACAAAAAGTTGTCAATGAAATCCCTAACGATAAAGCTCAAGGGATTATCGCTTGGTTAGAAGAAGTTTCCAATTCACTCAAATCTAAAACAGGAGCACATATAACATGAACCCTAAATCAATATTCGCGTCGTTAACCATTTGGTTGAATTTTCTCGCGGCGATTGGACTAACCGCCAACGAGATTCTCCCTGTGGTTAACAACCCAGCACTTTCGAAAACAGCTATAATTTTAGCTGTAATCAACATCTTGCTTCGTTTCAAGACTAAGCAACCAATCTCACTCAAAGCTTAGATAGTTAATCTCGATACAAATCAGAGTCATTGAGGTCAACCCCAAATTCGTCGTCATAATCCTCAATGGCTCTGTTGCATAGTGCCTGAAATGGTGCCGCAATTGCGGCAGTTTGCACTAAAGACCATACTTCTTTCGCAATTCCTAGTTCCTCCATCTCTAGAGTAATGTGAATGGGTCCATCATTAGCGTTAATGCGTTTTTTAACTTCATCAATGATCTGTTTTTTGCGCCGTTGTACGGCTTCAATCTCCGAAACTTTTTGCGCGGCAATCTTTCCTTTAATTTCCGCAATATCTTCAGCGTCGGTTTTTTGTAACGCTTTTGCTGTTATGCCAGGTGCTACATCCATAAGTTCAACCTTTTTCTCGTGTCCTCCACTCTAAGAAAGAGTTTGTTATTTGCAAACCCTAATCGTTCAAATGTTGGAGTGAGCGTTTTGTTTTTGTCTATTAAACTTTCAATATACTCTGTAAGTTCCTGACTATACGAAAACTCTCCAAGTTCAACGATAACTGTAAACGGTAACTTATTCACTATAGAACGAAACCTTCGATAGTGAGAATGTTCTATACGATTGACCAACTTTCTTTGTCGAGTGATACCTAAAAAAGTGTTTAGGTCACAAATTTCAATTACCATATTGTCACTCGGCGGATAATCAAGTTTAGAAACCACCTTTAACAACAACGCACAATCGCGCATAACCATGATTGGACTACGTTGGTTGGTGTGGCATTGAACCACATGAACTACTTGATGAATAGAATGTTTGCTAGACTTACACTCAATTTGTAGACGGATATACGCAGGTCTATTATCATGATGGCAACAAACCCCATACTTAGCATAAAGGGTTTCATATGGGTGACCAACCGTTAAATCTGCATTCGTAGTGAATAACCTAGGCATGGTAGAATTACTCTATGCGAATTCGTGTCGGTGTTAAACATCCTTTGCCATTCTTGAAAAACGCGGGTATTTATGCAAGAAACCTAAATGCGGAAGATTCTGAACGAGCGAAATCAATTCGGGATTCATTCTTTCAGTTTGCCACATTGTTGGCCTCCTTAACCGACAGCTTTACAGTTACGTCGGAAGGTTTGAACGGTCCTGGTAAATTTGGATTCATTTTCACATTAAAGGACGAATAGTTTTTACATCTACTGTGGTTTTGTAATCGCCATAGGTAGGATATCGTTTATAAAGACGAACCGGACGGTTGTATTCATTTCGTACACACCCTCGCCTTTTAAACTGCGCGGTTGCAGAGATGAAAGTAAAAGACAAATCAAAATCCATAACATAAACATCTGGATTAGACAACGGAAGCGAAATGAACATTTCCATAATCCAATCCAATACGTACTGATTAGGAAGCACGATTGATTTTCCATCATGTGTTTGACGCTGTTTCCGCATTCCAGGAATGTACGTCCAAAAATACCACCAAGGATGGGTAAGTGTTAAACGCACCCCGTTACGTGTAAACCTGATTGTTTCAAAACGTCCAATAACCCGTGACGTGTCCTCTACAAACTTCTTGCGTGGCACCCTCTCAGTATTCCATGCACGGTATAAATAAAACATGTCCGAACAAATAAAGTGTCTTGATAAAGGCTTTGTACGCTTAGTTGCCGTTGGTGGTAACGACCAATTAATTTGTGACGCCGCAAGATTATCGTACAAAAACGCCCCAAGACCTATGATCTCCGATGATGCAAAACTCATTGATTATTTGTTAGAACATTCACACACGTCACCGTTCGAACAAGTTGTTTTCTGGTTTCATTGCAAAATGCCAATCTTTGTTGCGCGACAATGGGTGCGTCACCGAACGGCTCGACTAAATGAATTAAGTGGACGCTATTCCCAGATGCCTGATGAATACTACATTCCAGAGTTGGATCAGCTTAAACTTCAGTCGTCTATTAACAAGCAAGGCCGCGATGATGAATTAGTAGTGCAAACGCAAGTAGTTCAAGATGTAATCGCAGATTCTGCAAAAACAAGCTTTGATCGCTATGACAAGTTATTGAGCCAAGGACTGACTAAAGAACTTTCTAGAATCGTATTACCATTAAACACTTATACCGAGTGGTATTGGCAAATGGATTTGCACAATTTGTTTCACTTTTTAAAACTACGCTTAGATAATCACGCGCAATATGAAATTCGTGTTTACGCTGAAGCAATGGCTCAATTTGTGCGACAAGCCGTGCCGTTAGCTTGGGAATCATATGAAAGGCACGTTCTTCACGCTGAAAAATTTAGCGCGGATGAACTGACGTTGTTGCACGAACTAATCTACAAGCTCACCAATCCCGAACTAGATAGGTGCAACGTGATGGAAACCGTAGTATATCCACTCATTGAAAATTCACCTGCTCTAAAAGCCAGTAATAACCGTAAGGTTAGAGCACTATTCAAAAAATTAGGGATAAATAAGTCAGAATGATTGGATTGAAAAATCAATTTGGATTACGGAAGAAACCTCGATTTGCGCGAGTTGATCTCGATGCTCACCTTCGGCTTGCCGAAGAGTTGAAGCTAACACTAGACCTATTACAGTTTTCATTTCCGACCAAAGTTTACGCTCACCAAAAAAAGTTAGATTGGAATTTAGGATTATTTAAAAATCTTCCGATCCGAAAACGGCACGAATTCTTTTTAGAGTATGCTTTAGCTGTCCAAGGCTTCTACGTTCTGATTATGGACACTCTATCTGCATATTGCAGAGTTGAGATTCGGGATATTTCAGAAACCTACGAGATAAAACTTTGGATTGAAGATAAGCACTATTATTCGAATTATTTAGTGGATCACATCTGTTGTTTAATTTGGGTAGTGAAACAAGTCAATCAACACATCACAAACTCGATTGGAGAACGACATGCATAAAATCATTGTAATAGGAGTAGCTGGAAAAGCTAGGTCGGGAAAAACTTTCTTAAGTAAAGCGATTGAAACATGCGTTTCAAATAAACACCCAGAACTTCCTGTCCACACTTTTGCGTTTGCAGATGTATTAAAAGATGAATGTGCAAACGCAACTGGGATTGATCGAAAACTATTTGATGATCCTGTAACTAAAGAGATACTACGTCCTTTGATGCAATGGTGGGGAACTGATTTCAAACGCAACCCAATGTTTAAAGGTTATTCCGGATATTGGGTTGACAAGTTCCATCACTTGCTTGTTGAGAAATTTCATGGCGTTTTCTCTAAATGTAAAAACATCGTTATCGTGATTCCTGATGTTCGATTTGTCCAAGAAGTTAACTACATTCACACCGTCTTAAATGGGTATGTCGTGAATCTCGTAGGACTGTATGCTAAAAACACCCCGCATTCTTCGCATGCTTCAGAAGCAGGAGTTGACCCTATGAAATTTGATAAAATTTACGCAACGGATCACGCACTCGGTATAACAGACTTGGACCGTATTGCGGAAAACATATATGATGAATTTATCTCGAAAAGATATTCTTCAGAGTATTGAAATTGAACGAGAGCGTCAACAGACGCTGTTCGGGCATGAACATACCAACACACATGCTACCGATTTCATCTGGCCTAGTATTTGTGCAGAACAAATTGGTAAAGCGTTTTCCGTTTTACAATACATTCATCGACAAATCTCTAACGGAGAAACCCTTTCTGAAGAGCTAATTGACGCATATGAAACGGAATTAATTAAAACAGCGGCTTCAGCAGTTCAAGCGATTGAAAAAGTTCAGCCTCTTAAGCGTCAATTCGATAAAAGAGCGTCAAATGAAGTTCCGTAACGGTCGGATTTAAAGCGTCTATTTCAAGCCACACCCAAGAATTTGCTGGAATATTCACAGACGTTGTTGCTAAAGTATCACCTATAGTAACACTACTAACTGTTTGTCCATCAACAATAGTTGTTCCACTAATACGGCTTCCTGCATGATATGCACTCACTTCGACTGATGGACTGCCTGATCCTTGAATGATGGCTTTTACAAATTGGATAGTAATCGCCACTCTCGTGAAAAATAAAGTGATGTTATCACCTAATTCAGGTGCTAAAATGCTAATAGATTTTGATTGTTCAGCTTGTAGAAAATTGACGGCATCCGTGTCACGAACTGCACCTTGTAATTTAATTACACGATGATTTTCTAAACTAACATCAGTCTGTATTGTTTTCATGTCTTAGTGGCATGTACAAGAGCATCGATTTCGCAAACACTATCGATTTCACTTCCTGCTTTTACCACAACTCCATCGAGATCGACACTTGTTAACTTCACTGAGAACGCAACAGACCCTAAACGCACTGACGGAACAAACGGATATTGAAGGCTCGGACTTAAACGCCCAATGGGAACGATAGCTTGTTTGCGTCCTAGACTTGTCGTGATATTGACTGAAAACAAGTAATATGGTTCCGCTGGGTCCAAGACCCATGTTTCTTCAGGAGTTAGCTGAAATATTAAATCAACCCCACTACTCCCTTCTTGAATAATTCCATTGTCTGTCTCAACTATTGTGATAGTTTTAAGAGGCAAAATAACGATACCACTTCTTTTTCGTATTTCCAATGTAGCGTTGCTTATATCTTCACCACTTAACAGTCCGGAGACGTTAAACGTAAGGGTTGCAGTTTCCCCTGGAGAAATGTCATAGATAGTGTACTGGCTCATTATGGTTCCATTTTAATCCATTTTTGAATCTGTGGTAGTTTTACGCAAAAGGCACCTGTTAATCGACTAAAGCTAGATCATCTGGCACGTAGGTTCCGTCCAAATCATTTGAAATAGGATTACGAGTAGCACTTTCAAGATTACTCATTTCCGTTGACTTTAGTACAGGTGAATCATTAGTAGGATTATGTCGTAAGTCCATAGCATCTGTGCTAATACGTTTAACATAGATTGGAGGTGGAATCCGATAAGTACGCCCTCCCGAAATAAAAGCTTGTAGCTGAATTAGGTTGATCTCTAGATGTCCGGCTCCCGCTTCAGATCGTCCAAACCCGGTTATTCTTAAGCTAGAAAAAGCATGCGCCATATGAAGAAGCGATACTTGAACCTCACTACGAATCTGAACGTTTGTAAACGAATTAGAAGATAAGATTCGAGTAGGTTGCACTACTCCTAAAACTTGAAGATTACCAACAGCAACAGCTTCCGCATAGCCTTCCCCATAAAAGACGTTTGCACCTATGACCAAAGAGGCAAAGGCTTGAGCCAACCGTACTCGAATTGTATGAGCATTCGCAGTAATCGCAACAGTACCTAAACTGGAAACTGTTTTAACTATTTGAATATCTTGAATTGCAAGGGTTTGTATATATACAACACCAAAAGCTTGTCCGATATTACTGACTGGAGTATTGCCAGTACTTCCGGAAACTACTATCACTCCAAATGCAGGTTGTCCTTTTAAGGATGCGGCAGTAACCGTGGAATGCACCTGGATTTGAGCGTAAACTTCGACATTTCCCGCTTTAGTAGCAGAGGTAAAACTACTTATTTTAAGCGTAGAAAAACTTCCTACACCTTTATAAGAAGCATCAATGATTTCTGTTTGTAGTATATATACTGCACCGTTTGCAACGGCACATCGAATTGGGTTGCTTAAAATTTCAATCGAATTGAAAGTTAAAACAGCAGTAACTTGTGCAGTCTTTTCAGTAGTCTCGGTAACTATTTGAGCAGTAATAGCAATCTGGTTAAAGCTTGGTTGACCTTTAAATGCATTTTCAACAATTACAGGTGCACTAATAACAACTTGATTGGTGCTAGACGCAGTTTTTGCAATGACTGGAGTTACAAACAGAGATGCAATTACAAGTTGCCCAAAACCAAAATCAAGTTTTGATGTGACTGATTGAATCGAAAGTGCACTAATAACTACTTGACTAAAGCTTGGTTGACCTTTAAATGCATTTTCAACAATTACAGGTGCACTAATAACAATCTGGTTAAAGCTAGGTTGACCTTTAAGTGAATTCTCGATGATTAAAGGTGAGCTAATAACAATCTGGTTAAAGCTAGGTTGACCTTTAAGTGAATTCTCGATGATTAAAGGTGAACTAATAACAACTTGACTAAAGCTGGGTTGACCCTTTAACGAATTTTCAACAACTACAGGCGCACTAATAACAACTTGACTAAAGCTTGGTTGACCTTTAATGGTGCTTGCAATTACATTTAAAGATTGAATCTGTAATACGCTTAAAACAGGTGATCCATCGACAATCACTAATGGAACAAACGCTTCCGCATTTACAGTAGCTGTAATTACCACGGCACCAACAGCAACGGCTGTGTGCACACTGTTAACTAAAACCAAAAATGCGCTAATAACAACTTGACTAAAGCTGGGTTGACCTTTAAGTGAGTTCTCGATGATTAAAGGTGAACTAATAACAACTTGACTAAAGCTGGGTTGACCTTTAAGTGAGTTCTCGATGATTAAAGGTGAACTAATAACAACTTGACTAAAGCTGGGTTGACCTTTAAGGGAATTCTCATCAATAATTAAAGCGTTAACTTGTAACGGGCCTAATGATTGAATAAGAATCGTACCATCGGTTACAGTAGTCTTCGGAATTTTTGCAGTTTTAACTGTAACCGATTGCGCGTTTAGCGTACTAATAACTACTTGACTAAAGCTTGGCTGACCTTTAAGAGAGTTTTCTACAATTAACGGAGTAGTTATAACTACTTGACTAAAGCTTGGTTGACCTTTAAATGAGTTCTCGATGATTAAAGGTGCACTAATAACAACTTGACTAAAGCTTGAAGTAGCCTTTACGACACTTGTAATTAAGTCTTGAGCCGAAATTCTAACTACCGGATTGCCTAGACCAAACAACCCAACAAGAAGAGTAGTGCGTACACGAACTGTGGAAGTGTCAACGGCACTGATGACTACTGTAGATTGGGTGGCAATACCAACGTCAACACCATCTAACAGCAAGACGCCTGAACCATCTTCCAGCAGATAACCATCTACTAAAGATGACTCAAGTAACAGTACGTCGCCGTTAACACTCATAGAATTAAAATATAGTAGTTACGACTACAATTCCGTGACCACCACGACCACCGTTGCCATTTGCAACGCCTCCACCACCACCTCCACCTCCACCAGGAAAGCCACCAGCACCACCTGCCGCAACTCCAGTACCTCCTCCACAACCTCCAGAACCACCAAAAGGCAAACGAGTGGAATCTATGCCAGCCGCACCTTGAGCACTGTTTGTGCCAGCCGCTCCTCCACCTGCTCCAGAACCAGAAATATTGCCATTAGTTCGACCACCTGCTCCACCACCCCCACCACGCATGCTATTGCCATTATTTGCACTAGTAATAGCGGCATCAGTATCACCGCCTGATTCACCACCACCACCTCCCCAATGGGCTTCTGAACCACCTACAGGCGCAGTTGTACCTGAGCCTCCAGGTGCTCCGGAAGCACCAACTGCACGAGCCGCATTCGCATCGTTCAATGTACGTCGAGTAGTTTGAACAGCAGGTGAAGAGGTACCGACCCCAGAACCACATCCACCATTGCCACCGTCAGCACTTGCCGCCGCTGTTGCGGCAGTTCCTGCAATTCGTCTAGCACTTGTTAATGGGCCTTGACCCCCTTTATCAAACTCAGAAATAACTCCAGGGTTTCCAGCTTGGTTGAGCGCAGTAGTAGCCGCCCCACCTTTCCCCGCATGAACAGTATAAGATGCGGCACTTAGATTAAATGCTAAATAGTTTGCTTCGTCATAACCACCTCCACCTCCACCTCCACCTCCAGCGGCAGTCGTTGTAGTATTTCCTGAACTTCCACCACCACCACCATCAACCAATTGCACTCGCACAAATCGCGCTTCTGACGGTTTAACCCAGAGGTCGTCTAAGTTTGCAGATGAACCAATGAAAACTTGAACCTCTACAGGTTTTATAAAATCGGAAAATACGCCAACCGTAACAGGAAGCATCGTAATAGTTAAACTCACATCAACGGTTGAGTTTGCCCAAACCACCGTTGTTGCCGCATATTCACCACGAGTAGCCTTTGTTCCACTAATCATTACAAGTCCACCCCCTGTTCCATCGGAAGTAGAATCGCTAAATTGTTTTGTTAAATCGGTTAAATCTTCGTTAGTGCCTGAGCCTGTAACGTTGTCAGTTGTATTATCCCAAGCATGTGCGAAGAAATTTAAAACTAAACAGTTATCAACGGGTGCAACGCCTTTTGACGCCGTACCTGTTGTACTTGCAGTGAATTTCCAGTTCTGCCCTGCAATACAAAAAGGATCACCAGTAGTTGGACAATCTTTAATTGCCGCCATAAATCCATAGGTGTGATCTCCTGTATCTGGAATTGTTGGAACCGATTCGGAGCCGTTGTCGCGCTTCCAAAAAACACACAGTTTTGTAGCACCTGCCGAAGCCGCATCCCCGACACCATTTTGTGGTCCAAGCTGCGTGTAACCTGTCGGAGCCGTAACCTGTGAGTCATTAGATGTTTGTAAAACTAATAACAAGATATCATTAAGGGCATGCCCTGTTGGAAGAGTCGCAGTTGGAGCACCTGTACCGCTAAATGCCGCTGTAACAGATCGAACCGTAGGGGCTGTGGGCGTCATAGCCAGCATCTGAGCAACTGTCATTTTCTTAGACGAATTGCTTTGATTTATAGGGAATTCATCCGTCGTAGCCGGAGTCACTACAGCGGGTAATGCGGAAATTTTTGTATCAGACATACTAGTAAGGTAGAGTTTACATCACTAAATTCTAAGTAATCAAAAACACTCTGCGAATACTGCTAACTTGGCTTCCGATCACGGAACCAATGATGATCAATTGCCCAAAGGTTAATGGATTCGTATACCCGTTGGCTTGCACCAAAGATGTGATCAATAGCACCCCAACCGCGACTTCGGTATGGACAGGATTAACCACCATTTTGCTTCCGACAACTCTTAACGGAGCAAGCGCGTGGATAATTGTTAATCCATCAATTATAGTAGTGCTAGGTATTTTCGCCGTCTTAACAACAATCGGTTGTGCCGTTAAAGAGTTAATAGTAACCTGTGAAAAATTAGGTTGACCTTTAAGTGAATTCTCGATGATTAAAGGTGAGCTAATAACTACTTGACTAAAGCTTGGTTGACCCTTTAACGAATTTTCTACAATTGATGCACTAATAACAACTTGCCCAAATCCTGCAACAGGTGTGTAACCTTGGGCTAAAACATCTTGAGCCGAAATTCTAATTAGTGGATTATTAAGACCAAACAACCCAACAAGATGAGTAGTATGTACACGAACCGTTGGAGTGTCAACAGAACTAATTATAACAATGCTAACCGCAGTCGCGTTGTTAACTGAAACTCCCGCAACAGTAGACGTGATCGCTATTGTAGCGAATACTTTTCCTGGCGGCACAGGTAGCAATAAATCAGCGTAAGAAACTTCAGAATGCGGACTTCCCAAACAGGCCGTACTTCTAGTTGAATTAAATTTCAGTTGAAGCTGTGAGTAATCTGTAATCGAATCTGCTTCAGACCCAGTAAGAGTGAAAGAATAATCCACCCACGTGTTGCTAATCGGAAGTAATTGAGCTAAAGAACTGATTAATGTTCCATTTTGTAAAAGTGATACTGTAAGTGTCGTTGCAGGTACTGAACCAGCCGGATGTCTCGCTCTAAAATGAACCACATGACCACTAGAAGATTCAGGATCAGTTCCGGACTGTAGTCCAACTGTCATCGCCGCGTTAGTTGGACAGTTAGGACCTTTATTGTAATCCGTGTCATCTGCTGTTACTTCATCAATCGTTGAATAGAGATTAGTAGTTCCTCCCGCCTGGTCAACCCAACCACCGGGATTTGAAACATCGCTATTTGGACGAAGATACGGCATGACGCAACGAAAATTTTCACATAAATTCTGATTGAATTACCAAATCAAAAAAGCCACCCCAGTATACCGAGGTGGCTTTTACGGACAGGGTGAATGTAAGCTTTAAAAGTCTACAGAGCCTGGAACGTCAGGTTGGATGCGTTAATTCGGAACTGTTCGTTGTTGTTAATCGTAACAGTTGCCGCTAATGACGCATACACAATCATCGTTCCACCTGTCGCGGACGACATTACTGCAATATGTGTGATGTTGCCCCAGTTTGCAATCGCTTGAGGGAACACAATATCAGTAATGTTGTTGATGTAACCCGATGTTGCAGTGCCCATTAACGCTGGAAGCGTCACACGGGCATAAGCACCATATGAAGTACCGGAAGCGTTTTCAGTCGCTCCTGTACCTGTATCTGTCGGGTCACCCAACCAAAGGGCAATCCAGAATTGAGTTCCAAGTGTGAACCCTGGCGTTTTTCCGAACGCTTGGTTTAGCACCCAGTTCTCAAAGGCATCAGTCATTTGGCTCATATGAGTTATATCTCCTGTCTAGCAAGTAGACCGAGGAATGATGGCTGACAAACTCTTCTTATGAAAAAATCTGGAACACCATTCTACAATTGTGTCACGAGTTAACTAGCTTTTTCAGCTTCTTGGCATCAAAAATCCCTATTTTAAAAGTCCGCATTAACTCTGATACCGATGCTGTTTTAAGGTAGAATTTTTCTTCTTGATCTAAAAATAAATGATCATCTAGATGCGTTTTACCCCCAAAAATATTAGCACTTAGTTCTGAAGGCGTCAAGGAATCTTCAGTGTACTCGGTGAAATTAGAGGCCAGGTCTAGTTCTTCACATTCGCGGCAACCTGGACTCTTAGTATGTATGTCGTACAGTCGTTTTGGTGTCATTCCCAGCGCATAAGCTAGTTCGTTTAGTGTGGGTTTGCGATTAAAAGTAGCTTCCAAAGCGGCAGAAGCTACAGCTTCTTTTTGGTAGTGCTCCATAATCCAAGATGGGGTTCGAATTATCTCCGATTTGTCTCGAATGTAATGACTGATTTTTCCTTTAACATAGTACACCATCAACGTACTAAATTTTGCAACATCCGGATTATAGGTTTCAAGAGCCTGTAAAAACGCTAACCTCCCCTCTTGTACAATATCTTCATAATCGCGTCGTTCTCGATATTTTTTACAACAAGAAATAACAAGTGCGTCGTATCGAAAAACCAGTTCCGATTTGTATTGTTGATTGCGCGTTCGTGCATAAGCTTCTGCTAAGTCGTTATTAGTGAATGCCGTGAATTCCCTGCTTCTCCCCATTGCGTCCTCCGTGATTGTCTGAGTGTACCACAATATACAGTAGTTTTGTCAATGTACGATTAGAAATGGTAGAATAAGAAACATGCACCGAATTGAATGGGATGATTTATACATCCGTCTTGCTTACTTAATCGCACAACGTTCTCCAGATTTATCCACACAACTTGGAGCAGTTATTGTAGCTCCAGATCAAACAATTCGATCCACAGGTTATAACGGGTGGCCTAGAGGCATCGCCGAATTTGAGGATGACGATCCGCGCTGGAATCGTCCTAATAAATATCATTGGATGGCGCATGCAGAACGGAACGCCATCGACAACGCAATTAGAAACGGTGTTGCTGTAGACGGGTGCACTCTTTACACTATTCTTATGCCATGCGCGGACTGCGCTCGTGGAATTGTACAAACAGGAATTAAACGTGTCGTGTTTGATGAAAACGCTATGCGTGAATTCACAAAGCATATGCTTAATAGCCAAACTTGGGTAGAAGGGCTCGAAGCTACTCGTCAAATGTTCAAAGAAACAAACATCGAATTACAAGCTAGACCGTGGAAAGAAACGCCAGACACAATTCGAATTGCTGGAACAATATTTAATCCAAATCAAGACCTAGACCTCAGTAATCGGCCCATTCTACGTCCACTAGGAAACGTGCAAGCTGAAAAAATTTAGTTTAAAAATTCAAACTCATGCCAAAAAATATAACCGAAATGGCTCAAGAACTGGCGGTTCGATACGTAGGATCGCACGGAATTACTTCCGTCGAAATGAGGCAAACCAGAGGGCTACATATTCGTGTCGTTCATCAAAACAAATTGCATGCAGAATTACGAAAAACTATTTACCACGAAGCGCACCCGTTTCATGTTAAATTCGTTGAATCCCCGCTTTCTGGTGGACAGCTTGTTAACAAGTAATGCGAATCGTTCTTACAAACGAAGAAGTAGACCAAGCCTATAAACTCGCTAATCAGCGCATCAACATTCGTAAATACAAACTTGAAAACAAAATGGCACAGATTGAGTCTGCGGCTCAACTGCATGTTGTTTCAGTATTAGCACAATTGGCAGTTGCAAAAGCGTTTAATTTAAACTACTCACAAACAAAAGACCCAAAAAATAAACGGTATTACCGAGCAGACTTTACACGCGACGAGACGGTAGTTCCCCTCATGGTTAAAAGTATGCGACGAACGGCTTCAATAAACTCGGAAATATTTTTCGCGCCAAAAAGCCGTTTCCCGTTTCGAAATGGAAAAGTAGATCGTATTTTCTTAATCGCATGTAGAACTCCATCCGATTACATTGTAGACCTTATTGGTTGGGCGTATACCGATGAAATGATTCCTGATTTAAAACCCCTTGATTCAAAGTTGGGAAAACGTTGGGGATTTCCTATTAATAAATTGCGATCCATCCATGACCTTGCACCAAAGCTTGAAACACTCATCCAAAAAGCACGAGAGTTAAAAACGCCTTTCTACCCATCTTACGGTCAATTCGTTATTCCGCACAACTCTATTCGCGCTAAAGTGGTGGCGTACAAACAGCCTCCAAAGTACAATCAGTACTGAAAACCTGGTATATTAAAGTAGTGTTCGCCGAAGTATCACCGATAGTTTCTTTTTCGATTTTAATGTCTTGGGCATTGATTACCGGAATAGTAATGGGCTATTGGTGGGCACGAGGCATCATAAATCAAACTAGGAGATACAGACTAATCATGTCATTACAACTTGACGCAACCCAGCCCATTAAAATCACAGCTAAAGGGGCCGATGCTGAAGGCAACGAAATTGACCTCAGCGCATCAGACTTGACTATTACTGCGGAACCCACTAATGGGAACTTTGGTGAAGTCAACGATGCAATGGACACCTTTAATCCTGGTGAAGCGGGAGCTACTGGTATTTTGAAAGGCTCAGTCACGATTAACGATGTGACCTATGAAGCCTCAGTTGAAGTTGAACTGGTTGCTGGTGGACTCGATCATCTTGAGTTGGCTTTCCAACCCGCTTAAAATTCAACTCTGCGTTCTAAAAACCCTCCGCTTGATTTTCGAGCGGAGGGTTTTCATTTATAGAAAAAAGGCCAGGTACAATTTTAAACGTAAGTCAGAACCATTACGATGCCCGTATGGTGATTTCACCTCCTTTTGCACCATACGGGACTTTTTTTAACTGTATAATCTGCAATATGATAGAAGCGAACGTCGAGAAAGAGATTGAAAAATGGTTACCGCTAATCCACACACTAGCGAAAAAATATATTCGTATTGCGACACCTTATTCAATCACTATAGAAGATTTGATTCAAGAAGGAAGAATCGCGGTTTTTAGTGCGCTCCAGCAATACGATCCTTCAGTTGGGGCAAAACTAATCACATATGTTTACTACATGATTAAGAAAGAAATGGTTCAATGCCTTCGCCGTTATTCAAAATCGCACGGTAGCACTCGAACGTATCCACGATTACCGGACAATATGATTGGACACGATTTTACGTATCTACTTGAAGTCTCGTCCTCTTCAATCCAGAAATCAAACTTCTTAGCGCACAACGCACAATCTATCATTGAAACAGATTTACTAATCGAAAAGCTATGGCATCGATGTACTATCAGGCAACAACAGGTTCTTGAACTCAAACTCATAGGCTGGGATCATAAAACTTGCGCTAAAAAACTCCAACTTAGCGAATCACGAGTTGCAGGAATCATAAGCGACATTCAAACCAAATTACGAACCTGTTTAGACGAAGAAAAAGAAAATTTGCTCTCAGACGCCGCTTAAATGGTATACTTTTATCGTCCGTGTTACGTGTAGCCGGATTTCACCTCCCCCGAAGGCGGCTACACAACAAAGGTGGTGAGTATGGATGCTTGCCACCTTCTTTTCTTTAAAGATTAAAGAAAATCGAGTGAGCATCAAAGCGTAAGCCAAAATCTTGTAAGGCTTCCAATGGGCTTCCTAACCGAATAATAACAGCATCCATATCGTTTTTCGCACGTTTGATCTCAATTAACAATAAATCAATCGATGCGTTGCGCTCCAGCGTATCAAACGTTAAAGCAGAAATGTTTTTCCAAACCCCAGGCTCCGTTTCGCGGAAGTAACTGTGAACTTTTTCAGTCGTCACATTGGGGATTAATACGTAACCTTCTAGGTCAGTCGGTTTTGTAACCAGAATATCCATACAGTCTGGTTATACCGGAAACTAGGCGATAGATTGCGGATGGTATGCGTTTACGTTTGAGCTAATTATAATTCGCGCAAACGGTGTCCCAAACTTCACCGCTAACACAGCAGTCAGCCACACATCGAGTTCGGAAACACACGCCCGTAAACTGGAATACGTTTGAGAAGTTTTCACGGTATGTTTATCGAGCAGGTTTACAGCCCGAAGTTGATAGGTTGTGCCAGAAGCGAGTTCATCATCGAATATTGCTCGATTGTCCGGAGAAACGGTTGTTAACGCAATGTTCCAATCATTGTAACTCTGGAGCGGAGCCATAATTGCCGCATTCACTTCTGCCATGATGCGAATTGTACTCGCTCTCGGACCGTTCCGGTAAAATCCGCATAGTGAACTGTTACCGACGTGCAAACCGTCGCACTTGCAGGAATCGAGTTTAAGGGCAACACAAGTGAGACTGTGCTGGTCGTAAATCCTTAAACGGGGCTATTAGTACACTCCCTTCTATTGATAGCCCTCTCGCTTTTCATAGTAGCCGTACACGCACCGTGTCCCCATTCTCGAACAGTCATAGGTGTCTTGCAGAATCCCATCGATAACGGCTACAAGGTGCTTAGAAAGTCTGCATATAATCGTTCCGTTTGGAAGTTCATCTTCACGCAAATGCACTCTGCATCCACTTCCGATTGTCATACACGGTACCCAGGTCCACCCTAAGTCTTTTAGGAATCGATCATAAACTGGTCGAGCTACTCCACGTCTACAAGTCTTGCGTCCACGCACCGTTGCTTGTTCAATAGCTAAGGCGTTGTAAACTTCTTTGTAAGGAATCCCAGTTGCAATTGTAATTGCCCTTACAACACAATCTCCAGTTTTTCCGCGATAACCTGCTTCGGCTCTTCCGCCATCGTTGATGTTCCAACGAATCACTAATGTGTCTCCCTTTTAATTTCAGCCCAGCTTAATTTGTTTGCTTTTTCGAAACAACGCTTTAGGGCTTCTCGATACTTTTTATCCGCAAGTTTGAATTCTTGATACGCTTCTTCAACTTGAGCTAGCTCTTGCTCACGCGGTTTTCGCAACCACTTATCATAGCTATGTGAACTGGTGACAGTTCCTATAATTCCACGTCCTTTTTGAAATACTTGTCGCGCTTTGGAATCCATTTTTCCGGTACGTTTCCAAAGAATGCTGTTCGGTGCGACAGGCTTTGTAATTGCATACGGCTTAAAAACCGTTTCGTGTAGAATCTGATAGTGAACTCCGTGTTTAATAACCGTTTTCATTCTTCACCTCGAAAACCAGTATACCTAACTCAGGAGTAGTTTTGTCAAGTCCCCCTCAAACCCGTTTAATTTTTCAATCCGTGGTAGAATTCAGTTGTTCAGTAAAACGCAATGATTAAACCAGAGTTCGACGAAAACGGCGAGTACCCAACACAGGAAACTCTCGATTACATACGCAATTGGGAAGTACCAATCGGTGAAGAAAAAGATTGGCTCCTATTCTGTATTGAAGCCATGAATCCCGATTACAGTAGTTACGTCGAGCGCGACGGAATCTACTTAATATCTACAGGCGGATGGAGTGGCAACGAAGATGTTTTCCGCGCAATGATTTCAAATCCAACTGGTGTCTGGGGACGAAGCTTTCTTTGTCATTTAGAAGGTGGACATTTTGTTCTAACCGTTAGTTTAAAAGCGGGAAACATTGATTACCAAGATTTACGTGATTACATTTTCGCGTGGTTTAATCGACCCACTCCTGAAGAAACCTCTAAATAAGAACTATCATGAACGATCCACATTACTCAGAGCAACAAACCATTCGTTACATCACTACTATAATCGTGATAGGACTCGTAATCATAATGTTGTTGTTTACGCATTGTCAAGAATCCGGATATGCCGCTTATGGGCCAACTTACGACCCATTTTACAATCCAGAAGTCAACAAACAACGAGCCGATGATAATCATGCACCGAAAGAGCAACCACAAACCGAGAAACCTAATTGATACACTGGCTAATCCTATGTCTCGAATCTACGAAATCCCCAACAATAAACCTATAGCTCCAGACTCGGCTCCGCTTGGTGGTCCCTACTCGTCTCCGCGCTTTCGCGTTAAAGAAACACAACGACTTTTCGCATTACGCGAACTCCACAAAGAGGGTATCGATGTGCAAAAAGAAATCGAAAAAATTCTCAGCGGGAATCGGGCATGGCACCGTGTTTCGAATAGCCGCAGGTCCTAGGACAGCTTTTTCCGTGTTCTTTCGCGCTACTCGCGTTTATAAACGAATTAAGTACGCCTCTCCCGCTCCCAGCAAGCCCAAATTTCCACTACGGTATAAACAAGATAGGAACGCTCATGACTTTTGAACACACTTATGTCTTCACCATCATCAATTGTTATAGTTGCCACGCACCCTATGCGCTTGCTCAGGATTTTTACGAAAAGGCGTCGATTAAGGGATTGGAATGGTGGTGTCCATACTGCGGTGTAAGCACCATTGCTTCTGCATCTGAAATCACTAAACTCAAACAAGAGCTTGCCACGCAAAAAAGACTACGAGCAATTGCTGAAGAAGGGTATAGACGTGCTCAACGAGATGCACAGTACTTCAAGAACTCTAGAA